TTAAAAGTTAAATTTAGGTAACTCGCCTGAACGAAGTGTGTGTGTCCACGTCGGCTGGGCTAAATTAAATGACAACACTAAGTATGTAGAACTGTCTGTAGAGGATTTGCGGACGCGGGTTCGATTCCCGCCGCCTCCACCATTCCAAACCTCTCCAAGCCACGTAAACACCGGGCTTGGCGATAATTGAGTTGGCTTAGAAAGGGTTGAAATGGACTGTGTTTTCGCCCAAATTTCGCCCACGTACAACTGGATAGATAGCCAGTTGTATTGATGCCAAGGATTGCACCCCCCCCACTTCCCCAAGTGTCCGAGGGATTGGCCTGAGCGTCTGTAGCTGAATAGATACTCCTGAACCCAACAACGAGTAGAGTTGCCTAAATATCGCTCAATATGAATAGATATTGAATAGATACTCGAGGGGGTGATTAACGTTATCACGCGCCTCCGAGTGATTGCTCTGGCGGCTCAATCGGCGCTACCGGATCCCAATGTGACGCGCCGCCGATCCTCACCCCAATATACATAAGCCAGCGCCGCCATACCGGAACGCCAGTTACTGCCGACGCCTCTTTCAGGACCGCATCAGCCACACTACGTGTCACTGGGTGTGTGGAGTACAGAAAATCATGCAGCGCCGCTGCCTCATTTGAGGTCGCACCAGCTAGCAAGAATACGACTGGCAAGCGCGGCACGCTGGCCAAGTCCGTTTTGAAGCCCCTCGGAACGATGAAGGTTTGCTTCGCAACATCGGACTGATAGAACAATGGCGCAGTCAGTATCCATAGTCCATCGTCCATGTCGGTCGCGTTCTCCATTTGCAACTTGGACAGAAACGCGCTCATTTTGTGACAGTCACCACGGCTGTGGTCGGCATTGCCTGTATTTGCGCAATCAAGATGGGTAACAGTATTTGCGCAGCGGTGATCGTGGCAACGGCGGTATCTTGCTGCGGTCCCGGCACCGCTTTCACGATTTCCAAAATGATAGGCAGCGCCGACGTCGCAAGCGTTTGGAGATTAGCTGGATTGATAGTTGCGCCAGCACTGCAAACGTCAGTAATGTCTTTCTGAGCAATTGGAATTTTTGCCTGAAGCGATGGATCAATCGCCAGCCCCGGAGTTTGTACACCCACTAAGATCGCGGGAATAACTTGGCATACCTGCATATTCACCTGGGCGACGATCTGCGCAGGCGTAAGTGGCTGAACCGGTAGTGCGCAACCGGAAATAAGCAGGACCACGACAGCAAGAGTAGCGATAACGAAACGTTTCATAGTGATTCCTAAGTGGTGAGACGAAAAAAAACCGCCATATGGCGGCTGCAAAGACCGGTGATACCCGATGAGAATTATGGTTCTTTTGAAACGTCCTGAACGACTGCAGCTGGCTTCAAGCGCTGACACGTCGCAATCGCGCCAATCAGGGCCGCGAAGCCAATCGCATATTCAGGTAGCCCGAAGTGCGGCACCCATGACATGGTCCATGCGAACTGGCTGAGCAAGTAAAGCGTCATGCCCACAACGAAGCCAATCACCGAGGCAACCGACGTCAGGTCGGAATCTTTACCAAACTCGTCGGACGTGATGTCGCGAAAAAATTTAAACATTGCATACCTCGATTGGCTTATGAAGTGCGCGAAGTTCGTCTGGGGAATAGATAAATCCTTTGATCAAAAACGCCTGCACATTCCATTCCGGGTCAGTAATCTCGTGGCGCCCGTGAAACTTCCCTCGATGATGTGTTTCGCACAGAGGAAGTTGGTTGTAGATTGAATCAACGAATGAAAGCGAATTTTTAATGTCGAGCGCGGACCACTCAAAACCCTGAGTCAAACGAATCAAGTCCCAAATAGGATGGCGCTTTGGAATCGGCACGATGCATTCCAGCTTGTGCGACCACATAACGTCAGTTTTGTTGGTGGCCACATCCTTGATCCACTGCCAGTTGATGGCTTCCTTGAACGAGTATTCAAAGAAGCGATGATGGGACTCAACTTTTTCAGTATCGCCGCACGTCGAGCAAGCATACCCGCCCTCCAGCTTCATCTGCCGTTTTGCCGCAAGAAAATAAGTTGACTCGGTGCGCTGCAAACTATGATCTGGATAGAATACTGATTCAGTCAAAGTATCGTTTTTTAAATGTTCACCTGTTACGTGTTCTGCGGTCATGTTAAATACCTATAAAAATATGACAATCAGGCATCCACCGCGCCATAACGCAGGTTGCCAGCGATCCGCCCCGCCCAGCCAGAACTGAAAGATGCCCAACCCGTCAGCTTACGCATGAAATCCAGGCGCTCAGCATTGAGTCGCATGATCTGGTCGGTCTCGGTCATTGATTTTGCAGCCGCTACGGTAATCGGCCCCCAATGTCCATCATCGGCAACGTTAAGAGCGCGTTGAAGATAGCGAATCGCCGTCTCTATGCCGCTATTCACAGCGAAGTCTAGGCACTGATATGCCACTCCGCCGAACAACTCGTCAGCGTGCACGCGACTCCAGAAGTCGCGTCGGTAAATGTCAATCGCTTGTGTCCTGGTCAAATTTTTGATGTCAACGTTCGGATAGCTGCGTTTGCTAATACCCCATTTCGTTTCACGACCCGGATCCGCAGGATTATTCACATAGCCATCCTCATGGCTAAGCACGCGCTCGATCGCCTGATCAAAATTCATGATTGCCCTTTATCTTGTTTTCCATCCAACTTGTACTCAATGCGGTCTAATTTCTTATCCATAGACTGACTAAATGATTCGAGGGATTTGGCGATCCCCTCAACTGCTTTGCTCAGCACATTTTGTGTCACGTAACTCTCCGCAACATGCAATTTGTATTCATCCAACGCCCTCTGTGTAGCTTCGTTTTTTGCTTTTTGATCCCGGTAAGAAAACCAGATAACCGTACTAAAAGCCGATAACAGGCCTTCTATGGAAAACATTAGTAACCGCTGAAATTCAGCATCCATTTATTTGCCCCGGAAATGAAAAAGCCACCGAAAGGTGGCGTAGTAGCTCTTTACTTCTGTTGTGCCGATTACTTCTGTTGTGCCGATTATTTCTGTTGTGCCGATTATTTCTGTTATCCCATTCCACGATGCAAAAAAGAACGAATGTGGCTATATCCCACACCCTTTACGGTGCAATACCCGCTGTGTAATGCGTCAACACGCGCGCTGCTGACAATGCCGTATCGTAAATGGCTACTTCGTCCAACGAACCAATCATTGCGCTAGTGTCATACCCCGGTGCATACGAACAGCCTACCGAAACCGGGTCCGTTGAAGAAAAAGGGGGGCCCGTAAAAGAACCCGTGGCATTAGGAGCGCCGTCAACATATGCCGTTACAAGACTCCCATTTTTTGTATAAACAATATGATGTATAGCGTTATCGTTAATCGCACTAGTCGCAATAAGTGCCGCTATTGACCCGCCGTTGCTTGTACGAAGTTCCAACTTAATGCAGCCAGAAGAGTTGAGGCCAAGCTGCCACGAGGGATAATTCACCCCTCCCTGCTCCATAGATAAAACGTTACCTGTCGTCGCACCTGTCTTTATCCAAAATTCCAAACTAAAGTCACCAGGTAACCGTAACGCCGCATCATTCGGCGCAGTTGCGACTGTTGCCGTGCCGGTAGTGCTTGTTTTGATAGATTTTCCCGCTGTAATAAGCGGTGGATTGCCGAGCGCGACAAGACCGCCGTATAACCCATTCCTGCCGTGTCCGCTTGAATCTGTCATTGCAGTACCAGACAATTCATCAAGTTTCCAATACGCGATCGGAAGGTCTGAAAGAACCTCGACCGCATAGGCATTGGTCGCAGCTGATACATGCGGTGATAACAGCACGGGGCCGCAAGCAAACATTATGCGTACCCCTTCGACAGGTTGCAGGCCAGCGTGCCATCGGTACTATCGTAATAGCAGCTCATCAGGTCGACCGCATTGGCAGCAGTGGACAATATGGGCGGCGTGCCGCCGGGAAATTTAAAAGCGCTTCCATAGGCAAGCGTGCGATTGCCGGTAGCGTCCTGCTTGATACGGACGTTCAATACCATGCCGTCGGTCAAATTGGTAGGATTGGCGAGTGTCGCGTTTGCACCCAATACCAGTTTAAAGTTATTGGACAAGGATGCATCGACCGCAATTGAGGATCCAGAGGTGAGCAATGAAGGATCGACGCTCTGATTCCGCGTAAAGACATTGACTGCGCCAATCGTCGCGCCGGAGCCGCCACCGGGTGCTACTGCCCATGCAGGAACGCCTCCCACAATTGTCAACACTTGCCCGGTTGTACCAGCAGGTAGTCGCTCCGCCACCCCAGACGCGCCGCCGGATATCAAATCTCCAGCAGCAGTCATCGGGTTCGTCATCCAGGGCGCTGCGGACCATACGGGCAAGCCGCCCGCAAGCATCAATACCGTACCATCCGTATCTTTTGCTAATCGTGTGGCAGCACCAGCTGCGCCACCATAAATAATGTCGCCCGATGCGCTCATTGGGTTAGCAAATCCAACGCCCGTTAAACTCTGTCCAAGCACGCGATTATCTGTGTAACTTGAAATGGTTGATATGCCGGCAACGACGATATACATCTGCCAATACCCCGCGGTAAATCCGACAGTATTACTCGTCACCGCTCCGCTGCTCGGATTCGCCTGGATATAGCTGGTCGCATTTGCAGGGAGTGTTAGCGTGCCATTCGCAATCTGTGTCGTGGTACTACCTAGCATGATGGTACCGCCGTAATAACCCCACGACAGTCCGGAGGTGGTGGATTCCCGTCGCCCGTAAAGCGTTGCCGGACTGGCCGCGTCGAGCAATGCGTTGATCGTGATTTCTTTCGAGGACTGCGATTGGCTCAGTTGATCAATATTACTGCTGCTATTTGCCAAAGTAGGCTCCTGTAAACGCAAAAAACGCCCCGAAGGACGTTTAAGCTAGTCGAATATATTTAACGCGTAATGCGGGTGATCAACGGGTATCCGCGTCCGGTTGTAGCGGATAACTGATAAATTTTTACATACAGCGTGACCTGATTACTGCCGAAGTCAGCAACCTGGTTGGCGCTGGAATACACGACGGTTGGCGCAGTTGCTGCCAGTGTACGCTTCACCGTCAGGTAAGTCCCATCCGTAAAAACATCGATCGAATACGCTTCACTCACCTCGCTTAACGGCGCATCCACCAGGTCACGCAACTCGCCGCCCTTGCGTGTGCGACGAATCCAGGTCAACGTCCAATCACGTGTCGTCGGATGACGATTTCCATTCAAGTATACGGGCGACAGACATTTCAAATTAACGCCTTGGTAGGTCATCGTACGATCACTGTCCGAGTCCAACGTCTTCCCGGTCGTGATACCCCGATAACTACGGGCCATACCAATCACGTTAAGATTGCTGGCGATAAATTGCAAATTGGCGGTATTAAGTAAAACCAAGTGGTCGTTCGCTGCATGCAAGCCTGTTGCCCACTCGCTACCAAAGCGTCCCCGAAGCAAATCGGTCAGGATGTAAGAACCGTCCGCCTGCAACACACAGTTTTGGGCTGCGATAATTTCCCACCTGCCATCCATCCCGCAGGCAAAATGATTCGCGCCATTCAGCATTTGTAGCTCAGTGACACTCGACAAGGGTTGATTAACAGTCACCGACAATACCGAGGCCTTGTCAATCGACAAACCGGAATGCGCACTAAGGCTATTGAAGACGTAACCCATTAATGACCCCGGCCTGGAAAACCCTTGTATCTGGTTCCAGACCTGCCCATCATCATCCGAGCGCATCAAGATGCCGCCAGGCCATCCCGCCAGATAACCCGACATTGCCACTGGGAATCCCGCCGTGTCAAATACGTCATTCATCAATGGCGTATCCAATAACTCGTATTGCGTAGGACCGGGGATCGTCAGTGTCTGCTCGGGTGCTGTGCCCGTTCCGCCCACTGCCGACGAGGTGTACACCGCCGCGCTGTTGTATTTGGCCTGGCACTCCAATCGACCGTCGGGCGTGCAATTGATTTGCGTCAGACGTAACTCATAGGCTGCATCCGGTGCAGTGATGGTAGTGACGTCGGACGGCTCCAAGTAATTGTATTCAGGCGGCAAATGGAATGAAACATCATCCCGCTCTAACCAATACAGGTATAACAGGATTTCAGCCTTTTGCGCGGCCTCATCTGCGCTGAGCACCATGGCTAAATCGACCGCGCTAACGTTGATCGATTGCGTATTGAGCCGCTCGGCATACTGCTCATTAATATTGTATTCGCGGTCACTATCCAGATATTTCACAGCCACTTTGCTTGGCAGCACTGAATCCATTTCCCGCGCATTCGTTATCTGGACACCGGGCTGGCTACTCGCAGATCGCGCATCCAACTTGGCCGCTGGAATCGTGACGACCGATGACCCGCCCCGTGGTTTAAAGACAATTTTGTAACCAGATTGAATCACGTCGAACGGCCACGCCCCAATCAAGGGATCGAAGCCACTACGAATTGCCGCAACGGAGCTGATCGCATACCCGCGTACCATGCTTGTAAGTGCAGTCACATCTATGTCGGATGCTGTGAGCAACTTGCTTTGCAGGCATTCTGAGCTGACGACCGTCGAGAGCGGCACGCTATACATCTCGATGATCGACGTGGCGGCCATCGTGATCTTGAAGATGAGTCCGGCCGGATTGCCCAGCGACGATGGCGGCAGGCTACTTTCCCAGATATTTGTGCATCGGAACGACAGCGTATTGACGCCGGAAATAACATATCGTGATAAGTCAAATGTCGCTACAGATGCCCAATCCGATGCGCTCCCCACCAAATTACCGTTAAAGTAGATATCAACCGTGTTATCACAGGCAACCTCAAGAGATACCGCTGCCCCTACTGGTGTAAATTGCTTGGTAAACGTCAAGTGCTTATCTGCGGTGCCATTGGTTTGTGCTGCCACATCCCAGATCCATGAGGCACCATAGATAGATGCCCATGTTGGTATCGTGTTTGCCAAGACGGTTACCCCGCTACTCGACACAACACTGGTATCAGAGACAATCACTGTCGACGCAACGTCGCTCATCGTTGCAGATGATGCCAACTCTACCTTGACCTGCGCACCGATTAAACTATTTTGATAATCCTTTAACGGGAGATCATAAAACACGATATACGCCAAGCCGCGGTAGGCCGGTGTGTTCGCCACGCCGAGCGCGGCCTGCATGCGCGGATCTGGCAACTGCGTATCGTCGCCGTAGTAGATCTTGAAATTACCAGCCGCCTCCGCGCTGGCAATCATGGCGTGAATGTCGCTGGATCCGATATCGTAGATCAGATTCGCGCCTAGCCAGATACGCCGCACGCCGGCAATCGGACCATCCATCCGGCAGTCGGCCAGTCCCACCGCAAATGTCGCGCTATAGGTAAAGGTGGTGGTCTCCGAACCGCCGCCGCCCTTGCCTTGTTTTTGGGTATTTTCCGTTTCCTTAAGTTGGTTGTTTTCTAGCCAGAATACGTTACCGGTAACGGGAAAAGTACCTTTAATGCGGGGAATCGTGGCGCCATAAGTGCTGGTCTGCGTGGTCAGATCGGTTAACTTTGGGCCATAGATGTGCGGTCCTTTGGGTGGATCGACCATGCCCCCGACGCCCATGCCGAGCTGCGCACCAACAAGCGCCCCTTGTGGGCCGCCACCTGCGAAGAACCCAACGACCGCACCAGCAATGCCGCCAACTACCTGACCGACGCTCATGCGAGTCCTTTGAAACGATACACAGCAACGATCCTTGCGGCCCACATCGATGACAGACGATGCTCGCAGACCTTGCCGACATTCAGATAACTATGGATCATCGTATCGCCCGCGCAGATCGCCAGGTGTTGCGGCTCACTGGCGAAGCGCATCAGCAGGATGTCACCGGCTTGGCGATCGATCACGCGTTCGATGCCTTCATTACCATCAAGCGTGGCTTGCAATAGACCCTGGTGCGGAGAACGGCCATACGCTGGCACGTCGGTATAGGGTGCGCCGATAGAGCGTGCCACGTGCACGACCAGCCCTGCGCAATCCAATGCCAGACCAGCGATGCGCCCCTGATGTTGGAAAGGTGTGTCGAGTGCAGCGCGCGCTGCGGCGACGATGTCGTCGGCGGTCATCCTGCTTGTCCAATCTGTGCATATTGTGAGCCGGTCGGAATATTCGCAAAGCCACCGTGATTGATGATGTTGTGCCACTTATCACTACAATCGGCGCTACGTTTGCGACAACCGGGAATCATGGTGTACGTGTCACCCACAGCAGGCGTGTAATAGAACGCCTCATACGTCACGATCGCGCCGCCGGCATTGAATGACTTAATTTCCTGCCGCTTTAAGCCAGCGTTCTTTCCGCTCGTGAACTGAATCGTGCCAGCGCCGAAATAATCAATCGCTTCGCTGCGCCCAGCGTCGCCGAATTGCGTGTTGCTGGTGACGGACGTAATAGTGCCGGTCACGGTTAGTGGGCCTAGATCGATTTTGCAACCGGCGTATTCCTGCCCGCCAAACGTTTTTTGGCATGTCACTGTGTAGGTCCTCCCGACCGATTGATTTAGCGCATCGATGAGCGCCATTTCCTGAATCTGGTACTTATCATCGGTCAAAGTCGTTTTGCCAAAAATCGACGCGACTATCGGCTCATAGTCCTCGATCGGGTTATCCCAATTTGTCGCGAACAAGTAGCAACGGGCGTTATCAAAGACGCCGGACGCAATCGCGGCTTTGCTGATGCCAGCGATACCTGCAATGCCCTGCACATCAATCATCGCTGGCGATGTGCCAGAAGCGGCGGTATAGCCGGTGAACTCATAGCCGGAATTGGTCAAATACACCGCGCCGTTACTCATTATGAGATTGCGCGGGTAATGTGTCAGGCATACGGCAGCTCCGACTACTGGCACGATGCGCAGGCATAACGTGCGGGTGGCGTAATTCGCTACTTGAGACTTCATAAGGCGAGGAGTTCCATAATATCGATGGTCGATGTGTCACGAATATTCGGTGCCAGGTAATTGACATCGATGCGACTATTGAAGCGACATGGAATATCAAACTGACAACCGGCCGTGACAGGCTCCCCAATTTGCGGGCGGCTATTGACCGCACCACCGCTTGCGTAAGCACCGAACAGGGTTGAATCGATCTGGACCGTAATTGTCGTGCTAGACACGCCCGTAACGAGACCCCGTAAAGTATTGATCTGCGACATCCCGACCACGTTACTAAAGTATGCCGAATCACCTACGACAAAGGCGTGCGCTCCAATGGTCGCGATGGCGGATGCCGCCTGAGTAATACCAGTAATATTGGCCGTCTTGTTAGCAGCGAAGGTCACCAATCCAGTCGTTGTATCCGCAGTCCAGCCGCTGCCCAGCGCAACTCCACTAATACCGACCACAACCGTGCCAGTAACCGGTTTAAAGATGGTCCTTACTGGCAAGCCGATCGGCAATGGCGTGCTGCCGCTGCCATATTGCTTCTGCAACTGGTAGACACCAGCTGACACCAAGGCTAAAGGTTGATCAGTCGCAGTAGGCGTACCGGTATTGCCGTTGGTCGAGAAATCATCAATGGTGCTTACTCTGAACCCGGAAAACATACCGTAAGAGCGGTGATATAAACCCAATACGCGGGTCCATAGATCCGCTTGCTCCAAGCGATAAGTGACACTGAAATGACGGGCTGGAAACGGATGCACGATGCGTCGGTATTCCTGCCCACTGCTGGTTTGCGTGATCTCGACGTTGTACTCGTCAGCATAGAGCGCACCAATCAACGCATCGCCAGGCAGTCGCTCTTCCAGAAATGCATTCATTAAGCAGCACTCCCAGAATTGAAAAACTCTCCGTGAGCGGCGCTAGCAAAGTTCGTGTAGGCGGCGGAAGCAGATTCGGCTGTTTCAAAATATCCTAGCCAGCAAACCTTGCCCAAGGCACGACAGCGTGCATAAAATTTCCCTTTTTCACGGCTCCAACTAACGCCTTTGTATCCGCTAGTGTTGCATGGCTTCATACCTGAATTATTGGCATTTTGAGACATTGTGCAGAGACGCAAGTTGCAAATACGATTGTCGGCTCGATCCCCATTTTTGTGATCAATCATCACAACAGGAAACTCTCCGGTGATATAGAGCCACGCAAGCCTATGAGCGTAATAACGGACTCCCGCTATGATGATCGTCACGTACCCCTTTTTGTTAACGCTCCCAGCAACCAAATCTTTGCGACACCCGCGATGCTTTTTTAGCCACGAGAACACTCCTGTCGCCTCATTGTAAGTAAGGAGGCTTCTTATTTCTGCTTGAGTAATCATTTGAACCCTAGGCGTAGCGCTGCGCGCCAGAAATTGCTTGCAATGCTTCGCGTGCGCCTTGTCCGGCCGCGCGACGTACATCCGGGGCATTGCTATTGCCATGAATATTGATGACGATATTGGCCGGCTGACTGGATTGATCCGATTTACTACCGCGCAGCTGATCATTCGGAATGATCGTCCCAGCACCGCGTGGAATGAAAAGTTCCGGCCCTTTTTCACCGACCATCGACGGCACGTTCAGCGGAGGCTCACCCCCTCCCGCAAAGCCTGCCATAAGACTAAAACCATTGACACCGTTCATGGCCGCCATGTCCGTTACGCCTTGAGAGAATCCACCAGCAAGATTAAATCCACCCGCACCATCCATCGCAGCCATGGCAGAGGCGCCTTGCGTTGCTCCACTTAAATCGACTCCTAATGCATTCAATGCGGTGCCAATCAGCCCCATCCCTGTACTACCACCTGATGAAGCCATGTCATAAAGTTTCGCTAGTTGCTTCTTGATAATCATGCGATCAAAATCAGCCAAAATGCTATTTGCCAGACTAGTAAATGATAACTTGCCTGTCATCATGAACTGCACTGCGGCATCTTCGGCAGATTTGAATGCACCTGTCATCGTGCTTCCGATTTGCCCACCAACATTACTAGCCTCTTCGCCATACTTACGAACCGACTCGGCAGCGTTAAACCACGGGTCCTGAGATTTATCAAACTGCCTTTGAATCAGGTCTTGAGCTGCCAGTTTGGCGGTGTCAGCTTTCTCGCGGATGCTCGCAATTTCATCATCAGATATTTTCAATCCTTTTTTTCCGAGTTCCGCATTGGTTGCAAATATCATTGCCGACACTTCGCCATCGATCCGGCGTGCCTCGGTGAGTTTTGCAAGTTCAGTCTGTCCTTTGCCCATCCAATCAATGTCTTGCCGGCGAATGTCTAGTTGCTGCTGCTCCTTGTAGTCGAATGCATCAGTAGATTTATCAAATTTACGCAACACCTGCATTTGCCGCTCAAGCTCTAGGCCGTCCTGAACTAGCTTATTCTTCGCGATGTAATCAGACTTCTGCTGACTAGTTAGAGGGCTAAACCCCTCCGACGCACGCTGGCTATCCGAAAACTTACCCATCGTCACATCGAATTCCGCCATGGCGGCCTTCGACTCTCTAACCTTGCCCTCAAACTCGTCGAAGTGCTTAATAACATAATCGATACCTGCCTGCGTTGCATTCAGTCCGTCCATCGCTGTTTTGAAGGGGTCCTTTACTATGGCAGCTGGCTTATCTGGATCATCGGGCTTTGGCACATATGTCTTACCCTTTTTTCTGACAGTGTCGGCAGCCGAAGCACCGCGATCATCAAGCGCCCAGGCGGCACGCATCGCGTCCGCATTGTGCCGCGCTTGCGCGACGATGTTGTCGCCAATTAGTCCTAATCTGGCCTTGGCATCAGTCCACCCACTTACCAGCGCTTCTTTCGCACCCGAAAAGTCACCTTTAAGAACACTTGCGCCAGCAGTGGCAACGCCCTCCAAGCCCAGGCCGATCGCAGATATGCTGCCGACAATGGCTTCGGCGACCATGTAGACGACTGTCTTTAGCCCATAAAACAATGATGTGATGGTTGCCATCGAATAGCGAAACGCATTTACGGCCAATGGGAATCCATCTTTGAAGAACTCTGCGAAGTCCGTCAAAACTGGCATGATCTGATCGGCCCAGGCTCGCTTGAATCCCTGACTGGTCAAATCAGTTTCGCGGTTGAAGTCGCGCATTGCATCTTCGTAGCGCTTCACTGCCGCCTGAGATTCATCGCCGATCCCGAGGTTGTAGTCATTCAGTCGATCTGCTGCCTCAGCAATTCTTTCTTTTGTCACCGATGCTGCAGCTGCAACCTGCGCGGCAGTGCCGATGCCGATCTCGGTTGCTGCGCTATTCCTATCCCATCCAACAGTGTATTTATCTAACTCTTCATTAACATTCTTTACCACCTCATACAGCGGAAGAAGATTGCCCTTCGCATCTTTGTATGTAATTCCAAGGCGGTCTAATGCATCCGTGTTGGCGCGGATCGTGGTTTCCGCATTTTTGAAAACACTGATGTAATCGCCTTTATCGACACCGATAGCAGCGATAGCAGCATTGGTAGCAGCAGCCTGTTGCGCAGTCACGTACAGCGAATTTTGAATATCCTTGATCTGATTGTTTGCCTCAATCAGGGCATCGATACTCTCGCTCTTGTAGCTATCGCCAGTGATCAATCCAGCGATAAAGCCGATCGATCCTGAAATGATCTTATACGCCGTGTAGATCGCCCCGAGGCCGATCGCAGCAAATGCCGCCCCAATCACCAAGCCGGTGACAATGGCCTTTGCCTTGGTCCATTCCATGAATTTTTGCCATGCTGTCTGCGCACCAACAATTCCAACGCCAACACCTACGCCAATAGCTGTTGCGATTTTTTCTCCCGTTGACTTGAAGTCGGAATCACCTGGCGTCTCAGCTAATTTCTTGATCGCCTCCTCAGATTGCGCACAACTTGCCAAGATCGCATCATTCGCAGCCTGCATGTCGCCGCCCATGGCCAGTGCAGCCTTCTGCATATCGAGGGATGATTGCAATAGGCTGCGGCGAAACTCATCCACCGAACTGGCGGACATTCCCATATTGGACTGTGCGGACTTAGCCACATCGTCCATCGAAGATGTGAAGCCACCTACGTCCGCACTAACTTTGACGGAGAGATTGCCGAGTGACATTGTATTTGCCCAATAAAAAAGCACCCGAAGGTGCGAAGGTGCTTTGTTTAAATTTAATTAATTACATCGAATTACAACGTCGATTTTCTCATCCTACTGAGGCACCAGTTTACATCTGCAATACCTGCAAATCTGAGCGTCTTTAAATATCAACTCCCGACAGTCCGGGCATTTTATGTGTGTTTCTGGCGTGGGAGCATATTGGGTTGGTGCTAAATCATTACGTTTATCGATGGAATTTTGAGTCTCTTGCGCCGCAGCATCCAACCCCGCGTACACTCTGTTCGATACGCTGACAAGTTTTCCGAGTCCAGAATTCCGCAATGTTGCATCAACGCGCTCATTTATAGGGTCGACAAAATGCTTGGTTCTCGCGCGCACTGGCTTGAATAGCAGCCATAGAAAAACAAAGAACCGCCAGGCCAGCCAGACGACAAAAAACAACATCAACAGCTTGATCAGTCCGGAGCCATTGCCGCCACTTGCCGCCGCTGCAACGGCAGCCGAGAGTGCCAATGCGCCCAAAAACCACTTCATCCTTGTTTTCATCAATCCCCCTTGTTTTTTCTGACTATAGCGCAACAAAGGATATACCGTTGACTGCCATTAATTTTTCTTACAAAAAAGCATCTTCTTGATGAGCTCTGACTGAGCGTCAGGATCATGCAGCAACGTCGGCTCATCAACCTTATCGCGACGGACAAACAGCAAAAATTCGTCTAGCGTGTAGGCATTTGGGCGTTTTTTCGTATCTCGATTCACATTAGCAACGATCGATGCGATGTGAGCTTGCGCATAATCATGAACCATTGAACCTACGGGCTCAACCGCAAAATATTCCTGCCATCCAAGATATTCCTCGTAAGGCAATTGATCTACTTGACCCAGCGTGATGCCAAGGGCGAGCGCCAGGCGAAACCTAAAGAGGCGCTCGGGGTCATCCCTTAGTTTTTTTGGTCTGCCGGTTTTTTGAAACCACTCAGCTCCAGTGCAACCGTCACCAACTTCTCGACCTCAGCATTGCTCGACGCTGCCAGTGCATCCAGATCGCCTTCAGTAAATACTTGCATTCCTTCATCATCAACAAAGGATAAAACCACCAGGCTCAAGCCGAAGGCATCGTCGGTGCCATTCGCCTGTTTCAGTTTGGTGCGAATCCCGCTAACCTCAGTTACCGACAATTGCTTTGCCGTGATCGATCCAAATCCGTCAATTTCGACGGCCTTTGTTTTCGGCTTGATTGCCGCAAATAACGCATTTTTGTCAAAGCTCATTGCTTTTTCCTGTCTTAAGAATAAAGAATTACAGACCCGAAACTGGTCCAGAGATGCGAATATCAACGGCTGTTTTTACCAGTGCATCGACGCCACCTGCCAGACTGAATTTCTTCACGAAGCCGGTAAAGGTAATGACACTAGTATTTGGCAGGGTGAGCTGGAAATTGGAGATAACCCCAGATCCCTGCTTCGAACGCAATGCAATGTGACCTGCGTTAGAGCCGTCATAGTCGATATTGATAGAAAACTGCCCTGGGTCAGTAATACCAAGCAAGAACTCTTTTGCTACGCTAGACATATTAGTTCGGTCAATCTCAGACGCGGAACCATCGAAGCCGGAGAAATCTTTTAGGTTGCCAATTGGCGTGAATGTTACTGGCGTAGCAGTACCTGCCGCAGTGATTGTCTTGCCTGTCGTATCAGCATCAATCGCGATGGTATTTGTTGTTTTGTTCTTGACAGTAAAATTCAACCCGTTCAACAGTGCGGCATCAGCACCAGCCAAACCCGCTAGTGTCTCAACATCGCCATTATTGAAGCCGTGCGCCGTGATGGTGAGAATGGTTGGATTGCCGAGCGCGATAGCGGTAATGTTTTTAGCGCCACCGGTGCCAGTACCAATGCTCAAGGTGCTACCTTGGGCCGAGATTGCAGAGCTTGTCATGCGCGAGCCTCTTTAAATAAAAAAACCCGCACATGGCGGGTTGTTGATGAAATTATGTTTACTTAATGCCAGATTGAATAATCGACACTCACTCGGAAAAGCTTGACGGCGTCTTCGTAAAAGTCCCGCGAAAGAAGTGAGACGTTTTGCACGATCCAACTGGACATCAGTGAGTCGACCTGAGCAGCCAAGGAGATTGCATCGAAATAAATCAATGCATACATATCGATTTGCATTCGCGTGTTGAATAGGTTCGTGCTACCGGATAGGACATTTTCCGAGTTGCTAAAAATGCGTTGATAGGTGATATAAGGCCTCACCACGCCATCGGGAGCAGTTAGCGGATAAATGCGTGCACCGGCCAACGTAGCGCCACCAGACAGTAGAGTAAATAGCTGGTTTTGAATACTCATAAGCCATCAGCCTTATTCACACTATCTAGAATTTTTTGCTTCAATTGAGATTCAACTTGCTGCTTTCCCGCCTCTATACCAGGTCGAAAGAATGGCTTTGCCGGCTCTTTACTGGTTCCATATTCATCAAATATTGCGTAATGCTCAATGCCATTTTTGTCTGATTTTTCAATCTGCACGATTGCGCTAGCATGATTCGCATCGTGGACACTGACCGCGTCAAGATTGCTAACGAGTGCTCCGGTTCGCACGGGGGCGCGACTGCGGATCTCTCGCTCAACGATCGCGGCAGCATCCATGACAATCTGCGGCAACTCACTAAGCAGGCGCGCATTCAGTTTTTCAATGTTGGCTTGCATTTCTTTCAGCCCTGCCACATTACTCAGATCAGCCATTATTCAAGCCCTCACTGGCCAGCAATTCAATCGTCCGATTGCGCTCATCCAAATTGAGCGCCCCGCTAATATTGAAATAACGCCCTTTGTATATGGCCCGCATTGCTGCTACTGAGATTGGATTAGCGAACTCGGCGCGGTAGCGAACGGTGATACGGTGATTTACTTCAGATTGCACAGCTTGTGCTGCAAGCAACTCTCGAGCAGTCAGCGATTCGATATAAGCCCATATAGTGAATAGATCAGACCAGGTAGTCGCCTGCTGGCCAAGACTATCGGCTGCAGTGCTGCGCTGCTGCAGAGTAATCCGATGGAGGAGGTCGCCCGCACGCATCAGTAGGTACTCGCAATATACGGATCAAGCAGCCCATCAACAAAAGGCAACTCAAGGACGACAATGCGCTGACCGACGGCCACCTCCTCGCGGTTCTCATACAACGAGCCGATCCGCAACAACATCCAGCTGCGAATCCCATCTGGCACGACGCCGATAAAGCTCCGTCCCGTGCCATCAGACGTGAGTGCGATCGGGTTGCCATCAATATCCATCAGCGTGTAAGCGCCATTCGCGGCACTAGCGACCAGGTAGGCAGTATCGGCATCGAGCGGTGCTGGCAGTAGCCCCCCGGAGTTGTAGAAGTTCACTCGGGCACCGACTGTCCACGTGACCGGGCCGCTTACCTTGAATTGCGTTGGTTCGCTCGCGAATGCCGTAGTAATTGGTGAGGCGTACCCAGCATCATAGATCACTATGACTGAGCCGATTTGCGGCAGAGGAATTGGCCACACTTTGCCGAACGCAGGTGTGATGATAGCTGGCATCAACGCGGAATTGACCACGTAATCGCTCTGCGGCATTGTTTGCAGCTCGCCGGACATGTCGATGTACTGAATCGAGATAACGTCAACCACTGGCGAATGTGGCAACTGGATAGCATATGCAGGGATACTCACCGATGCACGAAATGGCGACATCGCACCCCAGCCCGCCATGGGAAAGGTATCAAGCACCAGCTTCCAGCGAGCGTGTAGTAGTTGCTGGCGCGTCTTCGATTCGACAGCCTGGCGCGCCGCGGAGATCAGTGACCGAATCTTCGCATCGTCGGCATCATCATCAACTCGACGGTCATTCTTTACTTCCGAAAGATGTAAAGGCTCTCCGGCAGGCTGAATCAGGCAAATTTCGGGCATATGGAATCCGGTAAAGAATGACCCCGCGCGAGTGCGCGAGGCCCGCAGTGCTACTAATTAAACGACTTGTACTACCGAGGTAGCATTGAGCGCCGACGCAGGGGCATAGCGAGCATTCGCGCCAAGTAACTGCGCGCCGACAATCGAGGCTGCCGCGCCGATCGTCAGCGACAAGGCGACGAATGCAAAGGCGTTGGCGACATCCAAATCTTCTGCGCGTAACTCAATACTGGCTTGGACATTACTGCCCGATGCAGCCAAGATTTGGGTAATCGCCTTGCCTGGTACGTCTTTGGCGCCAGTGCCCGCAGCATCGGTTGCCTGGCGCAGCTTCGCATCAAGCGTCCCGGTTGCGGTCATTGCGCCAGTTTGGATCTGCGCGGAAATCGAATGGAAGTTGGCGGCAGGCACCCATGCCGAAACAACGGTGCCTGCGTTGATGCTGGATGGATTGATCGCCGCAAGAATCGCAATCTTCTCGTTCAGTTTGATATTCGTGTTCATTGGAGGCCTTTTTGAATAATGGATGACAAAACAGGCGGCACGGGCCGCCCTGCACTATTAACGTGCGCCGAGCTGTACGAACGGGGACAACTTGTTCGCGCCTTTGGCTGGCGAGATGGCGGCAGCGAGTTTACTTTGGCCGTCGATACGGAACGTGGTACGGAACGCTGTTGCATCAGCATCGAAATACAGATGCATCGATGTTGCCGTTTGCACACCACCCGCCTTAGTGATGGTCTGGTAGTAATTGAGATCGACCAGCATCACATCGCCCTGAGAGCTGAACGTGTTCGCATGTTGCGAAACGATGATCGGACGGCCCAGCAATGTCCCGTACGGATTGCCCTGAATGCCACCCAAGAGGCCACCAGACGGGATATAGATTGGGTAGTTACCCAAGGTCAAAGTGAAGAGCGCTGGCAACACATCGTTATTGATGATCCAGACGGCATTTGGAAACGAGCCCTCCGGCAGGCGAGCGATCATGTTCGCCAGATTCAGTGCCGTCAAAGTGTTGGTGGCTTGACCGGGATCCTTGGCGATTGTCACAACGGCACCACTGACCATGGCGCCTTGAGGCAAACCAGCACCCGGGCCGAACAAGATCGCCTCGTTCGTCTTCCATTGGATTGACGCACCGATTTTCTTCGGCAGATATGATGCCAGTGCGGAACTATCATCCAGCATCTCATCTGATACCGGAACGAGTGCCATCAGCTTTTTCAAGCGCAGCGATGTTAAGCCGAGGACTGGCTTGGTTCCGGCTGGCGCCGAAGCCTCGCCCTGCCAGTACGCGCGCACGCCGTTGGTGCCCCAGGCGGTTGTTTCATCCTTTGGGAACGACATGCCATTGCCCGCGACATTGACCTCATCAGTCATGGGCAGAAGTGCATTGTCGGTCAACGACAACTGGAAAATTTCCTTGCCAAACTCTGGCGGGATCAAGAATCCGCCATCTGCGCCAGAGCCTTCATTAGCGTAAGTTCCTGCACCGGGCGCGGCCGCGCCGATCAGCAAACGCTTGTCCATGGCGACAGCACCACCGCTGCGTTGTGCTGCAGTTGCACTGTGTACGGCCTTCATGAATTCGCCGACGAAGCTGAAACCACCCCTTGGATCATTGGCGACATTCTCACTCACGGTGATATGCGCACCCTCACGGATCGTCACACCCTCACTTACTTCGGCAGCGCTCATTTCTTCGGCGCGCTGGATACGAGCATCGAGGCTGCGCGACTCGGCCATGTGCGCCTCGTATTGGGTGGATTCCTCGGCGGTCAGATCGCGGTTTTCGAGGGCCGAAGCATCATTCAATGCTTTGGCTCGGGCAATTGCAGCCGCTTTCTGTTGTTGCAGGAGACGTTTGTTCATATTTTGCTTTCTCAGAAATGAAAAAGCCCACGTCTGAGGTGGGCATTGGATTGCTGCTGGGTTGCACAAATCGACCGATGGGCCGGGTCGGCGCCGACTCAAGGGAGCGGAACCGGGCGGGCTTGCGCGTAGCCCAAAATTTAGACGCAAAAAAGCCGCTATAAGCGGCGTCGATAAATAATGTTGCTCTATGCGCTTGCGATTTCGAGTGCTCGGCGCCGGGCAGCGGTTCGAGCAGCATGATTCGATTGCACTAGATTAGCCACCACTGCTACGCCAGACTCGACAGCGACTGACGCAGCAATTACTTCGGCTTGCGGCGTTAAGTCGACCGCACTAGCCACAACCTCTATCACATCAACTACAGCTCGCGCACCAGTAACCCCTGATTTGATGGCCTTGGTCATCTTCGCCACCACATCATCGAAAGAGCAGATGCCGTCAACCATGCCTGCAGCAAGAGCGTCGGTAGCAAGAAGGCAGCGGCCTTGGCCCATGCCATCGCGTACCGATCCAATCGGAGCGCCACGGCCTTTGGCGACGGCACCAGTGAACGATGCATAGTAGGCATCGACCTGGCTTTGCAGAAAAGCCTGTGCTTCTTCGTCTAACGGCCCCATTGAGTTACCCTCGACCTTGTACTTGCCGGCCGATATGAAATTGCACTTGTAGCCCTCTATTTCCATGGCCGCCGATTCATCGACGTGTTGCATGTAGACGCCAATCGAGCCAGCTTGGCCGCCCGGGGTCATGAAAAGCTGCGCGCACTGCGATCCAGTCCAGTAAGCCCCTGATGCGCAAAGGCTGTTCACATAACCGTAGATTGGCTTTTGTCCACGTGCATTGAAAATCTCCGTCGCGAGCTCGCCAGCACCGAACACTGACCCGCCTGGGCTGTCAATGTCAATAATGACGCCGTCGATGGTATCGTCGGCCAGTGCGGAGCGTAACGCCGAGGTAAAGGCCTGCGTAGACGTGCCGCCGGCGCCGGAAATATCATCAACCATTGAGGCGCGTTGTGACATAACGCCATATAGGGGCAGTACGGCAATACCGCCTCCGACACTCCCCACTGATTTTGCGCGCGCGGCTCGCGCCGCCTGCGCAGCCTCAATGTTGACCATGACTTCCGGCGTGACCTGCTCGCCGGCGGACCAGCGGCGCAATACCGCAGAAAACGTGGCAAGGTGTTCTGGTGCCATCGCCCATGGTTGGGACGCGAAGGCGGCCAAGAGTAGTTGACGTTTCATAGTTATCCTTGAATTGCAAGTCGTTCTAATTTGCAGCAGGCGATTTCCCCGAAGCGATCCAATTCCATATTGTCCGCTTGCTGGGCAAGCTCGATCTGCTCGACGCAGTAAGCCTGCGCGGTCTCTGCACTGATTCCGATAGCGCCCGCGATGAACGGAGCGAGCTTTGAGTAAGCATCGATTAGTGATTCCCGGGAGCCCTTAAGTGCACGGGAGACCATTTCCACCTCTTTACGCGCCACGCGTTCAGCGGCGGCCGACGCTAGCGCAACTAGGCGAGCGTCTGATTTTCCTGGTGCGGGTGGCGCATCGGCTGGCGAATCATTTGGATTCGCATTAGCCGGGAGCGCCTCTCCACTTTCCACCTCATCATCCTCCTCATCTGCGGCGCCATCTGCGATCATGTTCAGTGGGCGCAATGGCTCATCGAGTCCTGGTAATGGATTGTACGATTCAGCAATTCTGGCTTCGTTACGGGTCAGCCAGCCACCCATAATGCCTTTGTTGTAATACAGTGATCGAGCTGCAGAATCGCCGCGCAACAGGGAAATGATCGGAAACTCAACCTGAAGGGTATCGTCATCCGGATCTAGAAAGTTGAACCGTATCGCCTCCTCCCAACATACGACCCATGGCATTAAGTCGTCATTCACCGAATCGATTGACTGTTGCTCGATATTCGAGAACGTCGCCTTTTCTAGGTCGCCAATCTTGTGTGGGCGCACGCCAAATAGGCGCGCAATGTCCGACACACTGTATTTCCGCGACTCAATGAACTGAGCGTCACCATTGCTAATGGCGACACCAGAATGGTATTTCAGCCCATATTCAAGGACTGCCAACTTACCTTTATTCTTCCCGCCCTGCTGCTCCTGCCAAGATTCTCGCCACAGACGTCGCGCTTCGTTATCCTTGAAGTTGCTCGGATGCTCAATCCATCCACCAGAGGGCGCTGCATCATTCTCAAAAAATCGGGTGCCATAGTTCTGCGCGGCGATCGCACCCGCAATTGCACTACGCGCTAACTGAATCGGGCTGTAGCCCATGATGCCATCACCAGACAGGCCCTTCAGATGGAACATGTCTATGCGATTGACTACCGTCGTCGTCCCGTCTGCATTCTTGATCCGGTAGCGCCAATTAGTATCCGTTAGCAACTCAATCGCAACGCGGTCCGGATGAATCGGAATCAGGTCGGTAACCTCCCCTTTTCCATTGGAAAAAATGCGCGCAAAGGCATTTCCTCGTAATGACAGGTGACCCTGCATCATCGACCGAAATTCTGCCGGGTTCTGGAAGTCGTTTGGGCGACGTGCGAATATGCGATACAGCCAATGCTTCTTGATTTTTGTCTTCGTGCCATCTGCACTCTCTTCATACAGGAGGAATGGCAGTGTCGACACTGAGTTCGACAGCACGCGTACACACGCATAGACGGCCGTCAACTGCAAGGACGCGTCAGCAGTAACAGCCGACCCATTGAACGGCACCGGGTTAAACCAAAAGCCTCCCCACGGCGAACGGTCACCGCTGTCGGCCCGTATCTTGGTCAGAAACATTTAACCCTTCCGTGACAGGTTAGCAGCGGCCAGCGTTAGGCCGATAACCAGCGTTCCGACCACGACCAATGCGGCTGCCGCACTCCAGATTGCGATACCAGAGCCAATCATAGCCAGCCCCGCGAGCATAGAGGTGTTGTAAACAATCATATTCATTTCACACCACCATAAGTTCGTAATCATCCGGCATTGACCTAGCGTCGCTTTGCATAGCGCGGCCTATTGCCATTATGAGCGCGATCGCGCCATCAATTTTGTTATCGTCACCTTGTTTTATGGGGCGAACAACATCATCATTTCCAGGTAAAAATTTACCAATAACGTTCGATATGCACCAAGTCATGATCGGATTGCCGTCGTGGTGAAACCGACCTGATGCGATTGCCGATTCGAGCTCCTTCATTGGGTCGGACATGTTTGTATAGTTCTGCGTGATAACCACTGGCGTCAATCCCTCGTCGTCGAGCTGGTGGGAAAGTCCTGTGGCACCGTGCGGATCAATCGGACATGTATCCACTGGGGAAACCTTATTTACCTCGACCGCCTCCGCCAAAATCTCACGATAATCAACCTCTGCGCCCGCAGTCTCGTATAGCAAATCACTATTTACCCACGCCTGAAACCGTTCTGCCATACGCTTGTTATCGGTGTTTTTCACCGTCTCTTCCGGCACCCAAAATCGGGGTGTCACGCTATAGTAGTGTCGCTTACCATCAATATCACGAGTGAACAGCTTGGCCATGCTATTCATATCCAGTTTCCGAGCTAAATCGAAGCCCAATACACATGACTGCCCCTCGAACTGCTCCGATGTAAGCGTTTTGTCTTCGCAGTCGCGCCACTTCGGCATGTTGTAAAATCCTGTCTTGACCGATGTCCAGACATTCAGATGCTTGGTTTTGAACGTATTCGTAAAACGCGCGGTCCGAATCGCCTTTTGCTGCTGGCTTTCCAGATAGGCCCGAAACACCGACACCCCCATATTGGGGTTCGCTTTCGCCAACACTTCAGGCTTAGTCCAATCATCCCCCTCGTCGATCGTGAAAATCCAACCGAACAGCTCATCATCCGGCACCGTACCATCGAGCATTTCAATAACCTGGCGTCGCTTGTCGTAGCAAGGCCCTTCAATGTTAGCTCCGGCTGTCGTGATGATCAGGACCAGCGGTTGGCGACGCGCACCCATCCCGGTCAACATGGTTTCGTATAGCGCAGCTGAGTTGTGCTCGTGATATTCGTCGATGATCGCGCATGATGGCGATGCGCCATCGCCTGGGTTGCCGATCAAGGGCTCAAAGCGGCTACCATCCTCGGGCAAATTCATATTTGACGCATTGACCTCAATGCCAGCGGCCTCGATCAGCATTGGCGTTCGCTTGACCATTAGTCGCGCCGGTCGGAATACCTCCCAAGCTTGCTTTTCACTGGTCGCACCGGAATACACCTCTGCGCCAAACTCATTGTCCGCGATGAACATACTAATTGCCACACCAGCACCGATGACCGACTTCCCATTCTTCCGACAGACCTCCCAGTAACTTTCTCGGAAGCGCCGAAAATTTGTTTTCTTGTTCTTCCAACCAAAGGTGCAGGCGAGGCCGAACTTTTGCCACGGCTCTAGCGTTACCAACTGGCGCTTGAAGCCCCATTCGCCCTTTGTGTGTGGCAGCATTTCTATTAGCTGCAGCTTCTTTTCGGCCTCTGCTGCATCAAATTTATATTGATATGTGCGCTTACGGCTGACCGCTAAGTCATCCAAGTGGCGCTGACACGCTAACCTAACCCATCGACATGCAGGTAGGCGTCCAGCGACAATGTCACGCGCGTATTTGTTAGCCTGATCAACTCGGGGATATTTCTTTACCGCTTTACTAACCATTGATCAACTTACCGAAAGGGTTGTCGGCCTTCTTTTTGCCACCACCAATCAAACGCTGTCGACTTGTCGGATCCAGTCCGAGCAAGCCGCCGAATGTTGCCATCTGCCTTGATGCCTCGTTTTGCGCAGTCAGCGCAGGATTTTTAATTGGCCCGCCGGTCGCGCCCTCTACCACCACGCCGTTATTGGCAACATCGATGACCGATAGCCGCCATGTGTTGTATGCCATGCAAAAAATCTCAACGTTATGCAGATCAGTTGTTTGCAATACTTTTTGCTGGCACAGCAACGGGACAATACGCAGCCACATGTCGCGACCGCACCCTAAAATCCATTCAGGTGGATCAATATCGGCGACCTCACCAAAATCGGGTTCACGAGCATTTAAAGCGCGCTTGCCCGGATTCCCGGCGGCAATTTTGCGCTGTGTTGGCTTTGCCTTCCGTCCGGACCGCCCTGCAACCCCAGGCATTACCGCCCGCCGTGGCGAGCGCTGTACTCCCTGGCGACGCTAAGCAGCCTATTCGATAGTTGCGTAAAAGACATTGTTATTTGCGCCGTTTTAAATTGATATTACGCGGGTGTAAAAAAAAGCTTGAACGGTCGGTCTTTAAAATGAAAACAACCATGGATTTGATGGGCCCTACCCCTTTAAATGAGGCCGCTACCGCTGTTGATAAGCCGTCAAATCAACCGTTGCAGCAACGGCATGGCACAACGCGCAGCGAGACAAACAACGTCTCTCAGCACGTTTAAATCAATCCTGTGGCATTCAATTATTTATCCCGCTGAGCCATGGGCGCGCGCCCGAACCCACCATCTTCCAATACGGTTTTAGCATCATGATGTGGCTTGCATAGCGACTGCCAATTCTCGACGCTATCCCAGAACAGCGCTCGGGCTTTGGCGATAGCTTCGATGTTGCCACTATCTAATGCGTCCTTGAGTTTATGAGGAATGATGTGATCGACCACAGTAGCGGCAACCACATTACCGACGCCTTGGCAGCGCACACACAATGAATGCTTGCGCAAGTAGAAGCTGCGCGCCTTCGACCATGCGCTTGTGTATCCACGCTCATGGGCCGTGCCACGCTGCACCGCATCCTCCTGCTGCCTATCCCTCTTATGCTTGATGCAGAAGCCAGGTGAATCAACCAATGCACCGCAGCTCGCTTGCCTGCAGATACTCTTTGCACGCTTAGGCATGACTATGGAACCACCAGCAGGGTGCCTTGATTCGGCTCTGGCAAAATGATCGTCTGACCAGTCGATGTTACGGCAGTGCAGATGGGTGAATAACGTACCCAACCAATCCCCCCTGTGAGCCTCTGACTAACTATCGATCCGCTGATACTAGCCACTCCTTGAATCATCGCACCAGGGGATGGATCCGCGCCTACCCTGACGTTATTCGTCCACGTAGCGCTCGTGATCGTCTCGCCGATACCAAGCAATGCAGCGTAATCGACACTAAATATTTCCGTCTCGCCTACGCGCTTTGGCGTGAAATCACTCATATCACTCTTATCCTGGATTCGCCCACTAAACTGCGACGCCTAGCACCAACCATCAGTCTGATTCGTGCTTGGCCGATGTATGTATGTAATGGGTTTGAGCGCAGTGGAGATGCCCCGATTGCGATGCCAGTACCAGATGCAGATGCAATGCCGGCGGCAATCGAAATGCTCACACCTGTAGCAACACTTGATCCTGCTGCAATTCCAATAGCGCTCGTTTTTGCAATGGCGGTCGCAGTGGACGTTCCTGCTGACGACCCAACCGATTCTGCCCTACTGCCTCCTGCCGCGATCGCGGAACTAATTCCAGATGAACTAGCAATAGCTTCTACTAGCACGGCACCGACGCCAACCACTACGCCAAACCCACCGGCGGATCCTCCAGCGACCACCCTCGATGTGCCTATTGCACCGACCACTCCCGCTCCAGCGCTATTAGCGGCAGCCGCAACAGCGGATGCGCCCACAGCAGCAGCGCCGCTGGTGCCGACTGCGCTTGCTGTTAATGCTATGGCGCTAATTCCTACTGCAGTCGGAGTGCCAGTACCGTTTGCGCTACCTCGGGATGCCGCAGCGCTACCACCGGCTGCGCTTGCTACTCCAGCGCCGCTAGCGGTCGCTACCGCAGCAGATGAAGTGGCAAGCGTTTCCTCAATAAATGTCCCACCAGCCGATGATTGATTACTATCGACCTCGTTGACGTAGAGTGGGCCAATCGAACTGTAGAGCGCCGCCTGACTCATGATTAGCTCAGCGTAACTTTAGGGCAGAGATAGTACGCGGTTGACGCTTTAGCTGCTTTTGGGTACGCATAAATATATCCAACTTGCGCGGGCTGCGGGCTTGTTAGGGCGACCGTCATCTGAAAGCGCATTGCTGCGCGGAACACTGCCGTACCGTCTGTCACGGAACCACCGTCCACTGCGGAGGTGTAACCAGCTGGTTCAGATGCGGCCGATGTGCCGGCAGTCGTGCAGAAGAAGATGCGCCCCGGATTTGATGCGAGTTTGCGCACCATGCCAACCGTATAAGCTGTCGAGTTCGCACGAGCAGTAACAAGGCTATCCCATGCTTGTGTGCTAGCACTCCAAGCCGTGCCTGTTGCCAAGAGGTCAGACTTTGTCCCAGACTGGAATGATCCTTGCGGACTCGCTGCCGAACCCATGTACTCAACATCAAACCATACGTCGTCGTTATTCGGTAGCGCGGCCGCATTCAGCAGCCCTTGCACAGTTACGTTAACATTAGCGCCTGTAACGAGATTCTTGATAACGATCGGGAACGTTTCGAATGGTAGAACCCACTGTGAATTTACACTTGATGTTAAGTTCCAACTTAATCCAGTTACGCCATCATTTGCACCGCCAGTACGGATAATGGTTGTCTCGGCAAGCTGGGTACCTTCGAATCGGTATTTTTCATTCCGGTAATTTGTCCCGGAGCTATCCGAGCGCATCACCTGAATCTCTGCGCCACCAGGAGATGACTGGGTAGCAGCCATATTAACTGCACTTCCCAACTTACAGTCTTTAAATTGAAAAATCGCCGGTGCCGTACATGCGGCTACCAATGTTTTACCGCTGCCAAGTGCGGAAAGATCAACCCCTTCAAACGTAATAAGATCAGGGGAAATGGATTTAAACAATGTAGTGGGGAATACACTCCCAGCAATAGCATTAGGTGTATTCTGCCAAACTAGACGGCATTGTTGAATTTGGACAGTATCTGTAATTGAACCAAGCATAAGCGCTGTGTTTTTCAGTTTTATCCACGTCATTCCCCCAGTCCCGCTGGTGCCGAAATTTATCGCGGCCGCAGCCCCATTTGTCCCCATCTTTGCAAGAAGGACGCTCTCTAAAACAACTCCGATGGATGAACTATTACCAAGCAGAATGCCAGCCGATACCGCACCCGTTCCGCAATAGAAGCTAATCCCATTAAGATAGTAATATCCCCCGCCAAGCGTAATCGGTGAACTCCCAGTTGTCGTAACTGTTGCAGTTGTTCGCAAATCCGCAGAAACTGGGGGGAGGCTTCCTGTCGCGCTAACACAGAGTATTTTTGATAGGTTATTGGTCACGCCGGGAGGAGACCCTGTCCATGCCGATGGTTGCGTTTCTGCATGATTGGCACCAACATAAAGCGCATCACCTGCCGCCATCCAAGTACTTGCTATGGCATTAACTAGCCGCGCATGCGGTGCTTTCCAATTACCAGCAACCTGATCTGCCTCCTGTCCAGTGCACTCTGTCCATGTCGGGCCAGCAGTTTCTGCCGTTACGCCATTTTTGGTGATGGACCAAGTCGGTTCGGCAGCAAGAGATGTCCCTGCGGATGTGCAGCGGAATACGCGCTCAGAGTTTAGCGCCGGTGTGGTGCGTTGGCGCACATAGTCGCCCCGCCCACCATTCGACGAGGCAGAATAAGCAGTTGCGGCAGTCCACATCGGCACCGCGAAGTAGCCTGTCGTGGACCCATCTCCATAATTGCAGTAAATATTTGCCACTATGCCGCCCCGATGACTGCTACACGATCAGGGGTCAATAGGCCTTTTGCAGACAGATAACTCAGTCCGTTTTGCACATCAGAATTGAGTGGATAAACGACATCAGCATGGCTCAATAGCACCATGAAGTCCTCGATGATGGGGTCACTCTTAGTTGCCGCCCGGATCCCAATCCGCTCTTGCGGCGTCATTCGACTAAGAAAGCCATACACGCTCAGCGGTAGAGTCGTGCCGAATACAATGGACTGTGCCACCGCCAACGATGCCAACTGCACGTTGAGTAGGGTGGCCCGTTCAGTCAGCACTAGATTGATATCAGTTGAATTATCGGCTAGGTAGGAGTAGTCGTACACACTACCGTCATCAGCCGTGTGGTGCTCGGTTATGTACTGACGACCATCAGCCTGTGCATTGCCTGCCTCGTAGGTAGATGAGACGATGGTAGTCACAGCTATTAATCCTCGGTGATCGTCGATGCTGTGGTCAAAACTGGTGTAATCCCATTACCGGTTACGATATTCGGCGAGATTGCGCCGCTATACAACAGCTTTCCTGCGCCCGATGCGGCTGTGCCGATCCCGAAAAACGTCGCGGTACCAGTGCCGCCCGTACCAGCCGGAAAACTAATATTTGCAGCAGGGCTGATCGTACCGCTCGCGCCAGCACCCAATGTCCACCCGCCAGATGTGCGTGCCACTGCCACTCGGGCATAACTGGTATAAGCGACTTCGCTGGTCGCCTGCGTACCTGATTCGCCAGGGTCGGCGGTGTGCAGGCTCACGTACAGATTGGTCAGCGGAGCACCCGCAGCGTTGTCGGCCATATTGGCAATGGCAGTGGCATTGAAAATCAATCCCAGTAAATCTTTTTCAAATACGTCGGATTTCGACATTGCAGACCTCGAATAAAAAAACCCGCACAGGGCGGGTAAGTTCCATCCTTGCGGGATAGAAGGAGACTCTTGAATTTGTGCGGCCATTTAGTGCGCTGGCCGTTTGCGATACTTGATATCGGTATTAACTCCCCACATCCTCAACTACGAACTAATCCTCTGCAATGCTGAGTTTCAATGGGCCACTTATGCCGCATGCGGCTCATTTGCAATTACCGCAGAAAAGTCTTGCGTCCATTTGCGATAATTCAGAATGCCTACGCACCATTGCGTCGTGCGCTGCATTGGCGTGAGCATGCATCCAAGCATCAAACCCAATAGCATCTATCGGCAAACCCTTGCGTTGGACCAGCTCATATTCCACCAGTGCAGCGATAATAGTACGAGCATCACCCTCTAGATAATATTCACACTTAACTGTGACGATCTCGTCCACAGCGCAGCGTAATTCAAATGATCTTGTGTGGCGGGGCAAACCGAGCGCGTTGATTAGGTCGGGACCTATTTCGCACCCTAAGATCGGCATGGCATTCATTAAAACGTAGTTGGCTGCGCAACGCCGCGAATCGCCCACATGAATCCTTGCTGCAGATTCGTTTTGGCTATCGATACTGCGCGCTGATCGAGCGTGGCACCCTGAGCTTGTAGTTCATCAATCCATGCACCAACCAATGCAGCAAGCTCTTTGCCCTTGTTCATTGCATTGATCTCGGCTTGCGAAAGATCGCGATAGCCTTTTATCTGTTTATGCTGATTATCCATTGCATGCCTTAGAATAAAGAAAGCCGCTGCCGCAATTCAATGCGGGTCAGCGGCGAAGGTGCAATGGTGGCTGCACAAGGGAACTGTAATTATCGTGGAGATGATCACCTCCTTTCGACATTTAGTAATCGTTAATCAGGCGCCGCAGTGAAATCAACGTAGTATTTCTCGCCGACCTTGAACTGGCCGAACAGTGCTGGATTAGCGATGTTGATGGAAAGGTTTGCGCCTGGGGAGAACTTCGCGAACGTATTGTCCTCATCACTACCATCCTCCGGATACTTTGAAGCGGCAACAGCGTGCATAGTCAGGGTTTCTTGTGACTTGCTCTTTTCAGGACCCCAGAAGTGCTCCTGAATGAAACCTACCTGCATTTTTGCGCGCATCTTACTCATTGTATTTCTCCTTTGGGGTGTTCCGCGCAAGCAGTCGCAGCACTGTGCGCTCTTAGCCAGCCTCGCCGGCACTCTCTCGGAACAAAGCAAAAAGCCCCACCGTTGAAGGCGAGGCTTTGAATAGTTGCCGGTTACAGCGTCCGGCGACATTAAGCTTTATGTCTGTAGGTTGCTCCATGCTCGGCGTATCTTGCTGGCTTCTTCGTCGCGGCCTAGGCTATGTCCGCTCGCCAGCTGTTGGCATGTCTTGTTGCTTCCGTGGTTTATAGGCTAATTGACCCGATTAAGACCTCGCCAGTGTCAAGCTACTCGCTGCCCTATGGCCCCATCCGCGATAAGCCCGACCTTCAGATGTAAAACTGGTTGCAAAGGCTGGACTCGAACCAGCGACCTCCAGGTTATGAGCCTGGCGAGATGACCACCTCTCTACCCTGCGATTGAAACCTAAATGCAAAAAGCCTCACCGATTAAGGCAAGGCTTTGGATCACTCAGACATATCTTGTAAGTAGCAATCTCATTCTTCAGGGCGAGCAACGGCTTTCTCTGGTTGTTGGTTTTTCCCTGACCCTTCTGAGCGGTGCCGCTTTCGCGATCATTACGCGGGGAAAGGTGAATGTAGCACTCATAATACGCCGGAATTTATTGGTTTACAACTAGCCGCAGTAAATTTTTTAATTCCGCAACATCGCCGCCGCACGGCCGCCGTGGGCCTGATATAACCCCTCCAACTCGCCAACCATGTCTGCAATCTTCTCGCTTTCTAATCGACCACCTACAATCTGCGCCCTTTTTGTTCCCTTGCATGATGGGCAGGCATGCTGTGTAACTTGTATGCCAGTGCCATTACAAGTATTGCACCGCCCGTCCATCCAGTGCGCCAGCGATGCCTCGGCTACACGTCGATAGAGTCCATATGCCGCATCCATGTCCCAAGCCGTACGAGGGGTAGGAACCCATTTGCGTGCCTGCGCCTTCTCCGTCACGGCCACTACCCAGATACGCAAGAGTGCCGCAAGATTGTTGGTGCCGGACTCAAAAAGCTTGTGCACCGTCCCATCAGCATATTTAACGCGGTAAAGAAGTGATCCAAGTCCAACTCCACCTGTTTCATCTGCTATTGCGGAGGCCGCTAATGCGTCAGTTGCGTGGTGCCGATCATCGTCACGAAGATCACTGGAATTTACTGATGACACATAGCGCTCGGCAAACGACATTGGATTCTCCTTTTTAGCAACCCGCCGATGCTATCACACTACACCAAATAATTTCTATAGCGGAACTGGATTATTTTGTGCCTACCTCCCTGAAATCAGAGCACCGAGTGCCATATAGGCGCTTTGAACCGTCCTTGTTTTTCTTCATACACACACCGATGCCAATATCCTTGCCAGCAATGATGATGCGCTCGTATTTACAGCCGCCACATCGCTCTTTCGCAAACCGAACATGCTGAGCCGGATCGCGGTAAAACTCGTCCGGAAGCGCCTTTGATTGATCCTTATCCTCGCGGACCAGATGTAGTTGAAGGAGGTTAATTTCTTCGGTCATTTTTTCCTCGGCTGCGGCGGAGGCGCTGGCGCCATCGGTTTCTGATAATTGGGTGGTGGATTGACTTCGCAGCATCCTCGCAACCCAAAGGTTCGCTCTTGCCAATCAACTGGCCGACGCCACCACTCTATTGCACGTCGAGCACAACCCCGTGCATACCATCCGATAGCAAACCCACATACCACCAGCGCCAGCCAATCGAGCTCAAAAGTAATCACGCCGGCATTCCCTCATATAGCTTCGCAACGTCACACATTCCGCCACCGCGGTGCATATCTTTTACTCTTCGAACTGCGCGGCTGTACTCGGCCTGGCTGCAAAGAGATACTTGAATGCGGTACATTTCCAGTGCCTCAGTGATGTCTGCTAATTCGACTGCCCAGAGGGTGGAGTGCCCGGTTTTCTGCATGCGCAACGCCACAGCTTCCAGAGAGCGCTCCCCTGCTGCGATCGCCGGAACCAGGTTGGGCCCGATCTGCAAACCCGCGAGGGCTTCTGCAAGATTCAACGCGTTCGATAGCTGATTCCAGTCGTCGCGCTTGGCTACGCCCTGACGCAGCAGAGCCAAGGCATCCGCCAATGGTTCGCGCAGCTCGGCCTGGAGTTTTAGTGGAATTTTGTGAGATCCAGCAATTGCCCAGCTCACCGGATCTAATTGAACGCGACGGGGTTTGTAAGATTTGTTGCGCTTCTTTGTGCCGGTCATCGCCGCCCCGCTTCGCAATTCGCAGCTATCTTGCGCATCATTGCGTCATAGCCCTTCAGTGCCACTACTGGCGCGACGCATCGCACCTGATTCGCCGCATCGATCTCGGCTTGAGAAGAAATGAAATACATCCTAGTGGTGGATGGCACGCACGATTTAATCAATCCGCGCACCTCCAGTTCATTGCAAAGCCGCGTGACCTCTTGCGCCTTCGCGTGGAAATGCCGCGCAATGCTACTGCTGGTATAGCGCGCCCCAGGGTATGCACTGATGTACTGGCGCACATTTTCTAAGGTCACAACCCTTGGTTTTCCTGCCATTATTTTGTCTCCAGTATGTCGATGCCATAAATGGACTTCATCAAATGGCGCTTCATCTTGTAGACGGCCGTGAGTGTCCCCTTGACGTCTTCCACGACCTGCTTACCGGTGGCGACATCCAGATAGCCGAAGTCTGCGCGATAAATAAGCGATCGCTTCGCAATTCCGTGGATCAAGACCTTCGGCGCCAACACGAATGTCACCTGACGCGTTAAATTCTGGATGTGCCCAGATTTCTCCAGTAGCGCCAGCCACTTGTAACGGCGATGCTCTGCGGCGGAATCGAATTTCTGATCGCCGTCGACCACCTTGATGTTCTTGTATTTTGACCTCCTGCTGGGTTTTATCATTTGGCTTCTTTCTTACCCTGCTCCATTTCGATCAATAGATCGATGAAGTGCTTTGCTTTGCGCAGATCCTCGATACCCCCCTTGGAGCGCCAGCGGGTCAGATATTTAATGGCACTCCCCTCACAGAAGCCGATTCCATTTTTATGGATGTACTCAACCGGCTGGATGACCAGGTTCTTGTAGTGGTCACCGCCCTCTTGTACATCCAATGCACGTACAGCCATATTTGCTCCCATCACTCAAACCCCTTAAGTTATTTCTGAGAAGCCCAATCGGTGCGCTTCTTCGCTACTGCGTCGGTTACTGGTTCTAAGGTCTTGCAAACCCGTTCAAATCGAAAACTCACGTATCGCCATGCCTCTTTGTCCAACTTGCATTTACCAAACCCGAGGCGCGCCATCTTGTCATTTGATTTCAGATCAAGGTGCTTGCAAGTCAGGCATTTCATGCGACACGCTTAAGCTTGCTACTGGCCTCGCGCATAGCAGCTAATCCCGCCCCGACGGCCTCAGGAGAGCGCTGCTCAACAACCTCTTCCGACGCTGAATTCGGTGCAACTGCTGGTGGTGCCGGGGGTTTCCCGTCATTGGCAATCGCTGCCTCGATCCGCGCTTTGAGTGCAGGCATAAGTTCGCCTGGACGGGTTTGGATGTTCATCTCGGCTGCCTTTGCCAAAATCAATTCGGTTGACGACCACCACGGCGATACGGTCTTGCGCTCACCGCTTCGTGTCTGGCAAACGGCTTTCAAAAATGAAGCCGGATCCGCAGGCTGTTCAACCACCGCAGTGCGCACGGCATCCAAGACAATTTCAGTGCTGTAGTCGCTCACCAACTTTCCGACAAACGATCCGCACTGGGCCTCCGGCATGCCGCCTTGAGCAAGGAGGGATTTTGCCGCGCGCCAAATCTCCTGCTTCGTTTTTTCCTCGGGGCTTTTGCCTTTAGGTTCGAGGTTTTCATGACCTGGGGACGGCGGCGGGCCGCCCGATCCTTTAGGATCGGAATGCTTTTCTTTTCCCTCTCCCTGTCCCTTTCTCTCTCCCTCTCTCTTTCTCTTGGCTTCTGTGACAGAGTCTGTGACAGACTTATTTATTGTTTCAAATTCGCTCTGTGACAAATACTGTGACAACTCATTCAACACAGTCTGTACGCTTGTTTCGACAGAGGCGAAATCTAGGATGTCACTAGGCTGTGACAGACGTTTTAACATCGCCTGAAGACGTGCTTTAGCGGTGCGTCCACGTTGCGTTTTCTTCCCGGCTAATGCCTCCGCAGCCTTTTCAGCCACGACGGGGTGATACAACCGACCATCGGCGCACTTAATCCATCCATGTAGCGCAGACGCCTTTATCTTCTTCCACGTCTTCGTATCGCGGCCCAATTCCGCTAAGCGGGCCAGTTGGATATCGTCGTCAGGAATAGATCCGGCAGGCACCTGATGAAATGACTTCAACCACAGCGTTACCCCGGCGCGCCATTCTGTATCATTGGATCGCGCGTGAAACTCAGAATTGAACAGGCGAGAAATATCAACCGGCAAGAACGGGAAATCGCGCAGATCGCAGTCAGCTGGGCTTAGGGGTGCTGGTAGTTCATTCATTCTTAAATCCCTAGTTTTCTTTTCGTATCGGCTATATAGCCATCGGTACGCGCATCGGCCTCTTCGCGGGTCATATCGATGCATTGGTCATGTTTGTAATGACAGCCAACAATTCCGGGGCGGTCACAGCACAACGGGAATGTGGCGAGGTAGTCCGCTTTCAAACGCGCACCCTTACCGTCTTGGTAGCGGTTGCTGTGCGCCGCCTGGGAGAACGTTTCAATGCCGCAGCGTGCACATGGCAATGCCGCTACGCGCTTGTAATGTGCTTTCTCGGCGGCTGGAATTGCTTTCATCCGCGACTTCATTCGCTTAGCTGGTTTCTTAGAAAACTGAAACGATGCAGAAGACAGCAGTCCAGTGAGACCGCGTGACATAGGTGTGCGCTTCATTGGTTTGGTGCCGGGCTTTATAGGAGTGCGCTTCATGCGAACATCCTTTTTTGTAATTCCTCAGCAGCAGGAGTTGTTTTGTCGGTTAGCGCCTCTGCGCATGCTGGATTAAGCCAAACGACTTCTGTACGCAAACCCGTCCCGCGATTAGCCGATATGCGGGCGGTAATTTGATGTTGGGTCCAGCCAGACAGCCGCTCGCTATAAAGGTCGGTTGCGTAGCCGGAAACCACCACAAAACCTTCTAGCTCGAGCAAGCAATCCAGCAGGTGGACATGATCAGCATCGGTCATTTCATGGCGGTAATAGCCGCGCCCACTCGCTTGCAAGGCTCTGGTTGCCAACACATAAGGTGGATCAACGAAATGCAATGTCGTTGGTGCATCGTGTTGGCGCATGATGCTAATGGCCGGACGGTTTTCCACTAACACACCAGTCAGGCGTTGTCCTGCTGCAGCGATCGCAGCAGGATATTGGGCCCAAAGATGTTGTGCTGTGCCGTACTCGCGTTTAGTGTCTATGCGAAATCCGGTGTTGCCCTTTGTGGCGCCAGCAGAACCGAAACCCATTTGTGCGCGAATAGCCATCCGGCGCGCTTCCTCGATCGCATCGTCGGTCGGTTCCCAGGCTTGATTAAACTGCTCACGCGAATATTCTGTGAAAATCAGTTTTTCAATCAATGCCGATCGGGAAACGGGATCACGAAGCACGTTAAAGAAATTCGCGACCGATCGGTCAAGGTCGTTATAGACCTCGGCATAGACGCGCTCTTTCTGCAATAGGACGCCAGCTGCGCCGCCAAATGGTTCGACGTAACAAGTGTGTTCTGGGAAAAATGACATTACCCACGACGCAAGACGGAATTTCCCGCCGTGATAGCGCAGGACTGGCGAGGTAACGGCACTCATCTATCAACCTTCTGGCTGAGGCATTTATCGCATCGGCCGTACTGAATTAACTGCTTGGCTGTCACGCGCTTACCACATAGGCAGCGCTTTCGAACCAGTGAGACAGGCGCTTTGTGGCGATGCGTGGTTTCGCGGAACTTGATGATTGCCCCGGGTTGCGCGTAGTTCATGCCGGTACCGCCGCTTCTAGCGCGTAATGCTTGGCAAGCCAGACTTGGCCGCGCCCGGTCACCATCGTGGTAAAGGATGGATGTTCGTTACCGCTCGAATCCGTCCACGGCTTCTTTTCAATCACACGGAAATAGCCGCGGTCGATGAATTTCTGGAATGGCAGATTGTTCTGCATCAGCACCTCGTCGGTGCGCAGGCGATCGATAAAGCGGTTCGGGCCCCATCCAATCGTTTTGGCGAATTGGCCCATTTTGCAAACCCCATCCGTATTGCAGATAGTTTCTGCGAATTCGACTTTAGGGGCGTCGGTAGCAATGCGCAGCGCCTGCTGTTCTATTTGCTCTTGCTGTTCGGCGGCCAGACGCAATGCGGCTGCGAAAGATGATGGCAACGCCACCTTAGATTGCGCTTCGAGCTCCTGCCAGCGATCCACTAGGCGAGCGGTGAATGCCGGCGACAATTGAGCGACGATTACGTAGGTATCGCGCTTGCTGATGACGTACAACTTTTCAACTACGCCGTTCCCAGCTCGGGTCCCATCCCTCAGTGCGGGTTGGGATATTGCCCCACTCGAAACTAGGCGATCTATGGACGTTTTTACGTGGTCATGCCGAGATTCGACCAAATCCGCTATTTCGCGGCTGGTCATGACGAGGGTGCCATTGGAATTAATTAGCTCATTCATGCCATCTCCCCCGATAGCCAGATGGCAATCATCGTCAATTCAAGCGACCAATACGGCATACCAGCAATTAAAACTTGGGTAAATGTCATGCAGCCTCCACCAATAAATTCCATGCGCTCACCAGGCGCTCTGCATCAGCGATGCGCCTCATTGTTTCTTCTGGCGTGATGTCCGCCGCGGAAATGACAATAGGAATTCGGAACGACAGCCCTGTAATCGCCATAAAAGAGGGATAAGGACCAGTCACAAGTTCGATTTTTGATTTCGTGTGAATCATGCCGCGGACTCGGCACATGTTGATTCGCGCTCGAGCTCCGCTATGCGTTGACGATACGTTTCGGTCCAAACAACGATGCGGGGATCGGTCGGACTTTTACATCCATGTGCTGTGATAGGGTGCCCGGCTTCAGCAGCGACGCGCGCGGCCTCTTCAATAGGTTTTCTGAGAAAAATCATTTGCCGCCCTGCGAGATACCCCAACTGACGACAAGCAGCACGAGGCCAATAACGCTAGTGCCGACAATCAAAATTACATCGTTCTCACTCATCTCATATTCCTTTTTTGGCTATTCGTTGGCTAAGTCGGCTTCCAGGTATTTGTGCGCAATAACCTTGAAGCTGCGCAGTTCTTCCTTTGTGACCATCATTGACCCAATGGGCGCGACTCGCATACCAAGGGCAGCGAGAAGTTTCGATACGCTGGCAATCTCGTCTGTCATACGACTAACAGTGCTGCCACTCACGCCCATGCAAGCGGCTGCACGCACCTGAGTGACCGATGCAAGGCGCTGCAAAATCAACGCCTCAATCGTTGCGCCATCTTTGCGGGTGTTTTCAATCAACTCGGGTGACACTGGAATTTCTGTAGTCATGGCAATTTCTCTTGGCGAAAATTTAATAACGGATTGAGATGAAAAATATCAATATGGTGGAACTGATAATTAGGGCGCGCACCCCACTCGTGGCAAAATCAAGAACTCTCACCTTCTTAACCACCCTTGAAAGGGGCGCGCATGACTATTACTTCGAACGACCTTGTTTTAAAAGACCTCGAATACAAAATCGATATGAGCTCAGGAAATGGCGTCTGGCTCGATCGATCGTTCTCCTTCAAATCTGGCGACTCGATCTCATTTCATATCAAAGTCAACGCTCGCCCGGAGATGTCGTTGCTGGACCTTCACCGCGAGTCGCTGGAGTTGGCAATTCGGATGCTCCAGGCGCGCTTAGATCCAAAACCTGTCCAAGAGCCAGCGAACGGAAGTGCGGCGAGTCGTCTTGCCTGATTTGCGCCTTCGTGACCCGGACAATGTCCCGGGTCATGACCGGCCCGTGCTCGTCCAGCGCAGGCCGTATCAACCACAGCACAAAACGCGCATATAACTTTTTTGAAATATTCCCATTCATTCAACCACCTTCTTCGGATCAGCTGGCTGGCGATAACCAAGATCGGCTTCGCGACGGTTTTCTTCGTTGGTTTCTTCTTCGATCCCTTTGGTCGCCATCGGGTCCAGATTGGACTTAACTGCCGTACTGCGCAGGTATTCCCAATCAACATCCGGGCGAAGGTCCTCGCAGACAATTGCTCGATTGGATTCGCGCTCAAGATTGATGCAGAGATCCAAGCCAATCTGCTGGCTGATGCTAATAGCCTTTCGCAAGTAACCCTCGCTGGTACCGCACGCCCTCACGAACTGTGTGCGATCCCCCTTCGATAGACCATTAAGGTATTTAAGTAATTTATCCATCAATACATATTACTAAACGGTAATGAACAAGTCAACACCGTTTGGTTATTTACTAATTGGTAATTGCCAAGGACAATTCACATATGGATATTCAAGAAATTCGGCGAGTTAGACTGGCCCAACTTATAGATGCCGAGTACGGCGGGTCGCAAGCGGCCTTCGTCGAGGCAACTGGCGAAAACCAAGGAGAGGTCTCCGGACTTTTGAAGACGAAGTCATTCGGAGAGAAGAAGGCTCGGAAACTTGAATTAAAGTGCGAACTCCCCATCGGGTGGCTAGACTCGTTTGAGTCGATCGAGACTAGTTTCAGACCACTAGAAAGCCTGGGTTCAGATGATATCGAAATCCCGCAATTCGCCACTGGCGGGGCAATGGGTCACGGGCTAGCCCTAACAGAACAGCCGGGAGTCATCAAAAGCTGGCGTGTGGACCATGAATGGCTGCGCCTAAATGTCAAACGGCATACCGGTGCGAAAAATCTCTGCATCGTGACCGGTTTCGGCCCATCAATGAGGCCCCTATTTAATCCCGGAGATCCTTTGCTCGTGGATCGTGGCGTTACATCATTTGATGATGAGGACGCCGTCTATTTTTTTAGAGTAGGGGATCACGGCTTTATTAAGACTGTTCAGCGTATCCCGAGGGCTGAAGGGGGCATAATTTACCGCGCAAAATCAAAAAATCCAGACTTCGACTCGTTTGATATAACCGCCGGAATGGACTTCGAGGTGTTTGGCAAAGTTTTGACGGTATGGAAGAGTGAGCAACTTTGATAAAGACATAACAGCACGCCACAATTCTGAAAAAAGAGGGGATTTTTATGTCTTGGATCAATGAGGATGCTCGTGCATTGATGAAAATCACCAATCTCCATGAGGTGGATTTTCTTGCTCTCGATGTAGAAACGGCCAACGCTAGCCTTGCTAGTATTTGCCAAATCGGCATTGCCATATTTAGAAATGGTGAGCTAACGGAGTCGTGGTCCACCCTGGTGAATCCAGGGGATTATTTTGACGAGATGAACATTTCCATCCATGGCATCACGGATAATGATGTTAAAAAATCACCGTTGTGGAATGATATTTATCAATACATTCAACCCCTTCTAACCGGAAAAATCGTTGTAAGTCACACTGCATTTGATCGCGGTGCCATTGGACAAGCATGCAGAAAATATGAATTACCCATCGTCGCCTGCACCTGGCTCGATACCGCCAGGATTGTACGCCGGGCATGGCCAGACCTAGCTCACAGCGGCTACGGGCTCAAAAATGTTGCCAAACATCTGAGTATTAAATTCAACCACCACGATGCCCGTGAGGATGCTCAGACCGCCGGAAGAATACTTAATCACGCCATCCACGCAACAGGAATGACGGTCGCTGATTGGTTGGTGCGCGTTGCAAAACCTCTTGACCTTACTATCCCCACAATTCGCCGCGAAGGCGATCTAGATGGAATTCTGCATGGGGAGTTGGTCGTATTTACCGGCGCGCTAACCATTTCTCGCAGAGAAGCAGCGGATCTTGCTGCTCGGCTTGGCTGTGATGTAGGCATTGGGGTTACTAAACACACCACGATTTTGATTTGCGGAGATCAAGACATTCGTGCTCTGAATGGGCATGAAAAAAGCAGCAAACATCTAAAGGCTGAGCTGCTGATCGAGAAAGGTCAGAATATTCGCATACTTAGTGAAAATGACTTCATTAGCCTAGCAAGAGCATACGACCTGCAACAATAAGATTGTCCCCTGAAAAAAAGGGGGAGGTGAGGCGCGATCGTATTGGGGGCTCAAATTTGAATTTAGGCGCAACGGCACACTAATTTTCCGATCAGAAAGATTTCATGAATAGATTAATCGTTCTACTCTGTTTTATTCTCAACGCCTGTGCAAGTACTACGCAATTCCAAAGTTATCCTGATCTTGATCCAAGCACCCCAACGGCAACAATTCACGTCGTTCGCTCAAACAGTGCATTTGGTGCCGCGATCACTGCTCCAGTTTATGTTGATCGATACCTTATTGGTCGTATTGGTCCAGGTGGATATCTCAAAACGCTCGTTCCGATCGGGCGCATTCACGTCACATCAACCACAGGAGACTCGATAATTCAGACTGAAAAAAATTCCGAATATTTCTTTGAGGTTTCTATGCCAGGTCAAGTCTGGCTCTATGCACCCGATTTCAATATCTTTCCAATTAATAAGAATCGAGCTCAAGAAATCCTCTCATATGATCCATCGACAGCACAAGCCCCTGTCGCCTATGTCGAACGCCAGTCGGTTGCACCGGCCAGCAACACCCCAAGCAAACCCTACGGGGAGATGTCAGCATCGGTGGAGCGGCTAGCGCGCCAGTCGGGTTGCGATCCCACAGAGAGCGCGACACTTATCGGCAAGACGACCGGCATCGAAACCTACCAGGCAAGCTGCAAGAACGGCCAGCAGGTACTTTTTAAATGCGAGATGCGCCAGTGTCGGATGATGAATTAATTCGCGGCAACTTTGGTCACTTTACCTAGTAAACTCATCCTTATAGCCCGCTCTGCCCCGGCATACGCCCTGTTATGGTCAGTTACTGCATTTCTTTTTCTTGATGAAGATGCGGCTATGTTAGCGTTTTGTTAGATCAACCTTGAGATAGGGGCATGATTATTAGTGATATGAGAGAGTACGAAATCAGCATGCACAATAAGTCCTCAATCTCGATCACTCCAAAACAAAATGAATCCGACGTGAGAAGATATTTCGGCTTGAGGTGTGAGAAAATTGTTAATGATCGATGAAAATTTGCTCCGATGAAAAACAACAAATATCAAAGAGATATATTTAAGTTGGCCCCTCAAAACTATGGGAGACTCCCCAATATACCTTTCGAGGTATAATGCTTAAATTAGTCATTGAGAAGGCCGCAGTAAAAGACTTGACTGACATGGTCGGAAGTGGCGGCGATGAGAAGTCTTACGCACAAAAAATTGTGGTTACTCTTCAAGAAATAAAGGACTCTCAGTCGTTATTACAAGACCTCACAACCGAAAAATTCAGCACCGATGATTACGACGTTGGAAAATATCTTGAATTCTGGAATGATGGCATTGATCTCTGGAAGATTAAGATTTATGACTTTAATTCGTTAAGCAAAAAGTGGTGGACTGTGCCGTATCGGGTGTTATATGCATACGATATATCTTGCCAAACGTTCCGAGTATTGGGCATAGTGCCCCGGAAATTTAACTACGATCCAAATCATGAACTCACAAAGAGAATTCGTCGCGCCTACGATGACTTGGGGTTACCAAAACACAAGATTTTCCGCCCCTCGTCCTCTAGCGGCTACAAACCACACTAAAGCAATAGTTATTGAAGAACCTCGTCTAAAAAAAGACGATGCCATGGAGATTGACGACTTGGTTGCGATGTTTGAGCAAGCTCCGGGCGGCAAAGAGGAGATGTCTTCTGCTAGACAATGGTTAAGTAGTAGCTTGGACGAGTGCGATCAAGGAACACTAAAATCACTTCGTCTTAAGGCGGGGCTTTCTCAGAGCATCCTTGCTCAAAAAATTGGCTTGCAACAACCTAATATTTGCGCGTTTGAAACAGGAAAAAGGAAGCCTGAGTACAAAACGGCCCAAAAACTTGCACAGTCGCTTAATGTAACTGTGGATGGGATCTACAAAGCATTTGATAAAAACAAGGCACGATGATGAAAAGTAAATCTATCCGAGCAATTTATTGTGACGATATACGGTTAGAGATTGGCGGCAAGCAATCGTATATGGGTGTATACAATACTGATCTGCTTGCACATGCATTCCCGCTACAGATGCCTAAATTTTGTGCTCAAGTAATGTTAACATTGCCTACTTTAGAGGCACCAAAAAACCTTCGAGTTTTACTCTTATATAACGATCAGACGCTAAGTGAAATCACGCTAGACGAGGCAACGCTGGGGAGTCAGTTAATACCAGAGCCGGATCCAGAAACTCTCCCTGAAGATCAGCGCTTAGGTATAAACTTTTCCTTTGTTTTTGCACCACTATTAATCGAAACCGCTTCCCGGATTAAACTTCGTGCCTACATCGACGGAGAGGAGATAAAAGGAAACACCTTAATCATCCGAAGCCCAACAAATGAAGAACGAATAGCGCTCAACATGCCATAGTACCTATATCAACCCACCCTTCGCGGTGGGTTTTTTAACGCCCTACCGCGCTATCAACTCTGAGCAATCCCTTGTTCTCAATGAGGGTGGCCTTAGGGGGTTTAGCGCTGGAAGCCGCCGTTAGTATAGCCTCCGTTATTGCCGCCTCCGCCCTGCCCATCGCGTCCCTGCCCGCCTCGGTCTCCATGGTCGCCTCCACCTCTATCGTGGTCATGATGCCCAAACCCATCTCCTCCACCGTACAGATCATCGCCACGCGGAGGTCCAATTACGCACCCGCTGAGTGACACCGCCAACGCCAACAAAAGAGTGGGGTATTTCATGGCATTCCTTCGATTTGTCGAAAGAATTTCGACGCCAAAATCTGCTCATGGTTCAAATTAGCACCCCTTACTCTGTTGACGGCTGCCCTGCCAGGCTCTTGCGCTAGTCATTGAGATAGCCAAAGCTTGGCGCCGGTGTCGGCCCAGAAAACCAGAAGTCGGCAAAGAAAAATAAAAGGGCGTTCGTTTAAATGCCGCCCTTTCAATTCGGGAATCCGAATGCCCATTTTTAACGTGCCATTTGGCACATCTTCACTCCGGCATTGACACGATAGCCTGACATAACTCAATAAGCAGTCGCCCGCCCTCCATTAACCAAGGTGGTCGGGGTATTTTTTCACCTGGGATTTGGCGGCGGGAGTTATTTTACATTTTTATTACCATTTGGTATTGACATGTAAATTACCATTTAGTAATATGAGTCCAACGAATCAGCAAACCCACGGAGCAACAAATGAGCAAGCAGCAATGGATCAAAGAAAACCTAAAGCCGGGCGAGGCCTATGCAGGGATCCTGCTTGGCGTAGACGGCGAGAAAGACCAGCACATCATTTTGCTGCCAGGCCAAGCAACTGGTGTCACTTGGATGGATGCCATTGCCTTCGCCGTAAGGGCTGGTGGTGAATTACCTACTCGACGTGAGCAATCGCTTCTCTTTGCGAATCTGAAACGTGAGTTTGAGCAGCGTTATTACTGGTCCAGTGAGCAGCACTCGGCCCTTTCAGATTTTGCGTGGGGCCAGAGTTTTTCCAATGGCGACCAGAGCATCGGCCACAAGGGCGATGTGTTCCGCGCCCGGGCCGTCCGCAGATTGCCAATTTAATCCTTTAGTAATTTTATTGAATTTTATAGCACTGTCCACGTGGAGCGGGAAATGAATAGTCGAGAAGCATATGAAGAGGCGCGCGCTGCCGGTCTACTTAGCGCGAATGTTGGCACCACCAAATGGGAAGATGCGATTTCTAAGTTGTGCAATTCCGTTTGGGATAAAGCTGTGCGGGCAGGGTGCTGCGGCTGCAAACCCATTTCGACTGATTCGATCAGTGACGATCTGGCCCAAATCGCCACTTACCTGAGAACGCCAGATGGTGGTCCGTTGCCAGATTCGATCCGCTTAAATTGGCTTGAGGCGAACCCTAGCGTCATGATTCGCCATTTGCCTACCTATACCCCCGCCCTGCGCTTTCAGATTGATGGCAACGAAGGGCAACTGCTTGGCGTTGGCGTTGATCTTCGCTCTGCTCTTGATGCAGCGATGCGCAATTCCGCTAGCGGAGTTTGCAATGCGTAACGCCTCCCAACAATTGACCGAGTTGAAAAAACTGGTCGTGGTGTTGCGCGCCTGTACGCACATGTCGATTAAAACAGCGCCAGCCCACATTCAGGCGCATCCGCTCTTCCCTTTTAAGCATCCACGTGGAAGTTCTGAGAAAGCGGGATTTAGCCGTGTGCCGCTATGGGACGCCATTGATGCGCTGCTGGCCGCGCCTGTTGCGCTGGATGTGGACGTGCGCTCTGCACCGGCCACCCTCGGCAATAACGAAAGCAGCGAGTTGATCGCCGCCCGCCTGGATACTGCCCTCGCCTTTCTTTCAGGTAAAGGGGTTCAGCAAGCGCTTATGGACATGCTTGATTCCGGCCGTGTTCCGCCTCGGGAGTGGTGGATTGCAAAGTTCGATCGCGATATTCAAAACAACATAGGGAGGCAAGGATGAAGTACGCCGTGACAGTGTCCGTTGATACCGATTCGCTTAGTGGTTTTACCGATTCATATATTGCGTCTTTGTGGCATGTAGGGCAGGCCAATCCAGCACCTCATGACGATCCCGATGCAGGTGCGTTTGCGGAGAAAATTGGGCGCGAGATTATCGCTAGATTTCTGCGCAATATGCCTGCAGAGCTTTATGCCCATCAAGGTCATCACCATTACTTTTCCAACTTGATCAAGCATGGAAAGATGGTTGATGGTGAGTGGGTGCCCAATGCGGCAGAACAAGCAGGTGCCGAATGAGCTACCTCATCACAATCAAAACACAACCTGATAGCGACGGCGAAACCTATACCGCGATCGGCAATCTTGACGCATTGATCGATGCTGCTTACGACGCTGGTGCACTGGGCGTAACCGTGATGGTGCAGCTATGAATACGCGCTTCGTAGTTGGGCTTATCAGCCTTGTCGCGGTGGCGTTACTTTTCTTTGCCTATGCCATGACCACGAATGCAAACCAGCTACCCGATCTGACGCCTGCAGAGGTCGAAGCAGATAAGCACGCGCAGCTGGCACAGCTTTGCAAGTTGGAGTGGCCCGACGTCAAGGGCGGTATCGAGGCGCGTCGCATCGCCTGCAAGCACACCTAATTTTATGCCGCAGATCACCGTAACGATGACGGTCGGCGAAGAGTTATTCGAGTTTTCTAGTTTTGATAATTGGCTTCTCACCGTCCGCGACAAGTTCGTTGCGCATCGTGTGAATAGGGATCGTGTTGTCTGCGTTGATGCAAGCGGCCGTATTTGCGCCAACGCCCAAGATTTTTCTATTGCTGATTATCCGGTCAAGGTCTATCGCAAACCCATAGGAGCATAAGCATGAGCGCATTTTGTGTATTCGGCGTCAGTCGCCTTGATTGCAAGAAAGCTGCAGAGAAGAAGGTGCGGACGGTTGATCCGGCCACCAAGAAACGGCTATCGCACGATGAATGGCGCGCCGAAGTTGAAGTTCTTTCGGTCTCCATATTCGAGGAAAAAAAGACTTTGCGCCAGATTTCACCAGCGTTTGACGCTCCGCAGTTTTGCTACGACTGGATTCGTATTGCGTCTGGGGGGGGGCAAATCAGGCTGCCCCGCCTGATGGTTCGCGGACCTAAAGTCGACAAAAAAGGCGTTCAGATAAAGCGCGACGGCAAGGTGCTTATCACCTGGTTGCCTTACCAAAAATCAGAACAAGCAGCGGTCGCTGCCTAAACATCACTTCACTGGAGTTGCATCATGTGGTTTCACAATCTTCAAATTTATCGTATTCCCGCGCCTTGGGCGATCAGCGCTGAGCAGCTGGAAGCATTTTTGGCGAAGCGGGTTTTCGCACCGTGCAGCAGTCTGGAAATGCAAACCCAAGGTTGGACTTCACCGCGCGATAGCGGACAGCTGGTGCATATCGTTGATCGCCAGATGCTTATCGCGTTGCGTACTGAAAAGAAATTGCTTCCGGCCTCGGTTATTAATCAGGTCACCAAAGATCGCGCCGCCGAAATCGAATCTGAGCAAGGTTTTGCGCCGGGCCGCAAGCAACTAAAGGATTTGAAAGAGCAAGTCACCGACGAATTGCTGCCACGCGCCTTTAGTCAACTCCGGACGACGCACGTATGGATTGATCCGGTCAATGGCTGGCTGATCGTAGATGTGTCCAGTCCATCACGTGCAGAGGACGCTCTGAAGCTGCTGCTTGCATCGGTTGATAAGTTGGAAGCGTCAGGATTGCGCACGGTGCATTCGCCACTGACATCCATGACCGACTGGCTTGTGGCCGATGAAGCGCCGAGTGGCTTTACGGTCGATCAGGATACGGAATTGCGCGCCAATGGCGAAGGCAAGGCAACCGTTCGCTATATCCGCCACACCCTGGAAGTGGACGATACTCGCCGCCACATCGCCGCAGGGAAGCAGTGCACCCGCTTGGCGATGACCTGGAATGATCGCATCTCGTTCGTGCTGACCGAGGGACTAGCGATCAAGCGCATTGCTCCCCTCGATGTCATCAAAGAAGAAAGCGATCCGACCAATCGCAATGATAGCGAACGCTTTGATGGTGACTTCTTGCTGATGACCGGCGAGTTAAACAAAATGCTAAACGATCTTGTATTTGCCTTAGGTGGGGAGCCAGCAGTATGAGCAATGGCGCCCCGCGATTCACCGAACACGACACGTCGCTGAATCTTTGGCTCGATGATCCCAAGGATCCAGCTGTCAAGGCAACCCGCGACCAGTTGGTCGACCACCTCAGTGCCCGTGGCTTTCACATTGAAAACGACCAGAGCGTCGACGCGCTCATCCGCGATGACTATCACACCGGTAACAAAGGCGCCCTTGAGTTCAATCTGAACCTCTGCGGCCGACACCTGGAAATTATTTTTTTCCAGAACGTAGTCCGCGAGAATCGGGCGGGTGGCGAGTATGACTTCGACAAGCGAGAGAAAATGCCATTCCTGATCGGCATGCAGTACGAGCTCGAGCGCGCAAAGATCGCAACGTTAATGGCTGGCCTTGGCTACGCACTCCAAGTCAAGGTCAAGCGCCAAGGCATGGCAGAGATCACCCATCGTCGTGACGAGCTGGCCGAGCAGCACCGCGGCATATACGACAAGCAGCCGGAGTCGCGCAACTCGACCACGGCGACCAAGGACACAGTCCGCGATGGAGATGCGATCTACTTCCGCAATCATGATAAACGCTGGTTTTCGGGCACCGCGTATTACCACATCAACAATATGTGGTGGGTCTTGTTGCCCTGCGGGGAGGTGATGAACATCGCCAGTTTTGAATTGCGCCACACAGCACCGGAAGCAGGACTGAAAGGTCAGCACTTCAACGATGACGATCGGAAGAAAAAACAGATGGCCGCGATCCATCAAGCTGTAGCACGCAAAAATATGAGGAAGATCGAGGTATTGCGCGCCAGCCTGACGCCGGAAAACAGCTACTACGTCCTAAGTCTGAAGCACACCAACCGAACCGATGCCCACATCACCCTATGGGGCCAGAGCGGCTGCGGGTACCGATATAGCATCGCCGCAGCCGGCAAGTACAGCCGTGACGAAATTATGGCGCATCTGGGCCACTACAACGGCGGAGACAACATCGCCGTCGACGCGGAGACAGTCGAGCGCCTGGTGACGATGTGCGACAAGACAGACCGCGATCTAGAGCGCCAGGCGCCAACCCTGCGCAACACACCAAGCAACTGGCACAAGCTGATCGCCTCAGCTATCGCAACGCCTAAGCACGACGTCATCCCCGAAGTTTTCAGAACCAAGTCGGGAAAGAAAAGGAAGGCAGCATGAAGCCGGACCTCTATAGCCTCTGTCAAATTTAACGGTTTGACGCATGGCGAACTACTACAACGAAATCGACCCATACGCTGCTAAATGGCTGCGCAACCTCATCGCCGCTGGACACATTGCGCCCGGCGACGTAGATGAACGGAGTATTGAAGATGTTAGACCAGATGACTTACGAGGATATATCCAATGCCACTTTTTCGCTGGAATTGGAGTTTGGTCCCATGCTTTACGTCGCGCAGGATGGGCAGATTCGCGACCAGTCTGGACGGGTAGTTGTCCGTGCCAGCCTTTCAGCGCGGCAGGTAAAGGAATTGGATTTGCTGACGAGCGGCACCTTTGGCCTGCTTGGAACCACCTCATCAGCGAGTGCGATCCTCCAATCGTCTTTGGAGAGCAAGTTGCGAGTAAAGATGCAGACGCTTGGGTCGACCTTGTACACACTGACATGGAAGCCTTGGGTTACGCCTTCGGGGCGGTCCCGTTTCCGTCTGCGGGCATCGGTGCCCCGCACATCAGAGACAGGAACTATTGGGTGGCCCACGCCAACATGCAACGTCAACAATCAGCCAGAAACAGAAAGAGGTCTGCAAACGTTGGCGGGGCAAGCAAGTCTTTCGGGCTGGATCACTCCAACGGTACGGGATTGGAAAGATACGCCGGGGATGATAGCGCAGAGGGACGGCAAGGATCGCGTGGATCAGTTGCCGAGACAAGCATATTTGGCGGGCTGGCCGACATGCACGGTAACCGATTCCTCGAGGGGAGTAAAAGACGCGAGACCCTGGGATACGGGCAAGCCGCTGAATCAGATCGTGGCGCTGGCCGGTTGGCCGACGCCATCGAAAGCCAACGGGGACGGCGGCCAAACGATGACGCATTGCAGTCCATCGGGGCGGAGGTTGGACGGAACAAAATCACAGGTGACACTGAACGGAATAGTCAACTTAGCGGGATGGCCGACGCCAATGGCCGGAACACCAGCACAGAAGGGGTACAACGCGTCAGCCAGCACGGATGGGGGCAGAAAAACGGCAGCACTTTGCGGGGCGAACTTAGCGGGATCGGGAGTGACAACATCACCCGAATGGAGCGGCCCGGCCCGACTAACGGTTTCTGGCGAGATGTTGACTGGCTTGGATGCAGGGATGGAAAGTGGCGGCCAGTTGAACCCGGCACATTCCCGCTGGCTCATGGGGCTGCCTCAAGAGTGGGACGACTGCGCGCCTACGGAAACGCTATCAATGCTGAAGCGGCAAAAACTTTTATCGACACCGTAATGGAGTGGTTATGAAATCGAATTTTTCTCATGAGCGTCAGATTGCGAGGGTGGCATGATCAATTTAGTGAGTATCGTCCAGATCAACCCATACCAGCTCCGAAATATTTTTCTTAATCATGACGGAGGACGATTGTTCAGCGATTCTCATCATAACCCTTCGCATCTCCAAGAGCCAATGCTTATCGGATTGGCCGGCATCCTCCGTGACCCACACCTCACGACCATGAAACCGCTGGAAAACGTGCGCAAGTATATCCTTAAGTCTAAAAAGACATGTAAGCAGAGTCGGGTCCAGGCATCTGAGAGGAATTTTTCCGAGCGAGCTTCGCATCTCGTTGAATGCTGCCACATCAAAAATGACCGGGGATCCTGGCGCGCTCTCGATTTGATCGTTCAAATTAATAGCAAATTGCATCGCTTCATGGTTCAGGAGATGCAGGGTCAAAACCGCATTGTCCTCGTCTCGTTGCCGGACAATATTTTGCTGGTGTCTAGAAATCCAAATTGCAGCGCCAATAGCTGCGATAGACCCAACCGCCTGAACCCAAGCAGCCCAATCCTGACTACTCATCGGAGGGTACAGCACAAACGTTACCACCAAAAAGGCACTGGCAAATCCAATTGTAATTTTTCATCTAAGCAACATCACTTTCTCCCATATTTTGGGGGAATCCTAACATGACCCAAACCCGCAAAGGTATCGATAAGGCGTTTACGATTGATTTACTCGCGCCACAGTCGTGCAGAGGGCCAATCAAGATCCGGCTGCATAAGGATGAGGAACCACCCTCATCGCGCACGCCAATCAATTCGTTTCGGTGATCACAGGTTGGGCAAATAAAGTAAGACCCTACCTCATCGACTTCTGGCGTAAGGAGTGCAAAGTCCCACTCAGTTTTGCATTTTCGACATATCCACATGGAAGCCTCCGAGCAGATTCAGGAATCCTATCATGACAAAAGAACAGACGCAGGAAATTAAAGCGCGACTACGTTCGCCGGAAACCGCTATTCCCCCAATGACCGACCCGCTTGGTAAGCACTGGAGGCAACCGCGCCGTGAAACGATATCGCTCGATGACACGCATGCACTGATGGATGCCAGCTCGTTTGCGCAATTAGCGGACTACTCATCAACGCACCCCAGTGGCGTCTATCCCGGAAAGATGTGGAAGCGCCACGATGGACTGTTCGATCGGCGCTGCAAGACGGAAGATCGCGTCTGGTTGCTCTGTTGGTTTGGTGAATGTGATGACCCAACCAAATGCTCAAACAATTATCGTCAAATTCTAGTGGCATAAAGGATAAATCATGGAATTGAATATCGAGCAGGCAACGGCATTTGCCGATAAGTTTGCTGTGACGGTTGAAAATGCCTTCATAGCCCATACGGGCGAACACATGGATCACGACGCTGCTTATGCCATTGCAGAAGCCTTGGCAGGTGCAGCACTAAGCCAGCAGGAGCCTGACAGCTATAGAGTCATCACGTCGGACGGTGTTTCTGCATTGTTTGATGCGCCGATTAACGTGACGTTCTGGCGCGAAAAAATGGGTCATACAGTTTTGCCGCTATTCGCCGCCTCACCAATGCCAGTAAACATCGCCCAATCGATCCACTATCCTGACTGTTGGGATGCGGCCACATATCCGACAGTTGAATCAGCGCTAGCCGAAATAGGTGCGTTCAAATGCTCGGAATGCACCGCGCCAGCACAGCTGCAGCATAGCGATGATGTCGCGGTAGATCGGTTCGCTGTTGCTATGAAAGAAAAGATGACTGTATCACGCGCCAATGGTAGGAGTGGATGGGACGATCATGGTCGCTGCACAAATCAAAGCCTTAGTGACATGCTCATAGCCCACGTCACCAAGGGAGATCCTATCGATGTTGCAAACTTTGCGATGATGATTCACCAGCGCGGGGAGCGTATAGCAGCGTCAGCAAAACACAAAAGCAGTTTAGCAACTGAATTGCGCGAGTACGCATCTAATTCAGGCTATAGCCATAACGACTATGCAGACGTGCTACGCGCTGGCGCTGATGCGATTGAACGGTTAGAAGCGCTGAAATACTCGGAAGCGCCAACACAGACAGTAGGCGAAAGCACTACTGGCGATAAGTATCGAGCTGAGTTGTACGATGAGGTTTGGGTGCTTGCCAGAAAGTATGGATTCGCTAACGTGACTATGGCTATAGATGCGGCAGTGAAGACAAAGTTGGTGCCATTGAGTGATGACCAGATAAAGAGCATAGCCCACGACCAGAAACACTGGGGAGCCGCCCACGGAAGCGAGGACTTAGATGGAGGTCCAGACTTAGTAATTGATCCCGTGAAATTCGCCCGCGCCATCCTCGCTACTCAGGAGGCGAAATGACAGTCTCAGAACTCATTACCGAGCTGCAAAAGCACCCTGGATACTATCCTGTTTGGCTAATCACCTATACCGATGGTCCGTCGGCAATCGACGACGTCTCCTGCGAGTCGGGAATCGGTAACGCTGGATGCATTCTCAACATTACAGGCGAATCATGATCAATCGCATAGTTACCCCATCAAGACAGCGGCGGGCCGCGAAGCCAAAGCAATCGCCTTTACCCGCCACCCTGGCAAACTCGAAGCCACTGAGCGCTGAGCGAATCGCATTCGCTGCCTGGGCATATGGTGTTGAGGCCGCTCCATGCGAAGCAAATAAGCTGGCGCACGAACGCATTGAAAAGATGGTTCGCGCCATTGTAGAAGAGGTTTGCAGGGTCTTGGTCACTAAGGAGCTAACAGCATGAGCGATAAATTACGCGAGGCATTAGAGATTGGTCTTCGGTGGGCCAACTATGGGTATTACATGAAGGACCACAGCCCCCAATCAAGTGCAAATGCGGACGCCGATGCCCGCAAGATCGAAGCCGCCCTCTTGGATTTTGCGCAGGATAACGCGACGCAAAAACATAGCGGTGACGTCAACGATATGACCATTATCGGTTTTTTTGCTGAGACATCTTTGCTAGAGGGCATTGCTCCATCGCCTAAAATCTACAATGCGGCAGTCGCCACAGTTAAGTATTTTTTGAGCACCTCAAATACTTCGAGTAGTTCGGTAGCATCTGTGCCGCACAACGAAAGCGCCGAGCACTGGAAAGCCAATCACAACAATCTGGTCAGACGTCTCGCGCTGCTGTTAGAGCGTCCCGATCTTCCGGTTGACAGAATTTCAGCCTATCAGGAGTTAGTGCAGTTGCAAGAGCGGCTAAAGCGCCACGAACTACAGTCTAAAAGTAAACATCCGGCACCGTGCGCCCGATATTGCGAGGCGAAGGCGTTTGAGATCGAGATTCGCAATTTGAGCGCTGAATTGGCGAAGGCGCAAATAGTAGTGGGCGACTTATCCGTTCTAGTTCGCCAATTAGTCCGCGCACTCAGTGGAGCCGCGCCAGACCACAGGTTGTTAGTGAGGGTGATGGACTACTTACAGCGCAAGGGCTTGCAAGGTAGTCCATTGCGAAGCGATGCCGGAATTCCGGTATCGGACGGCTGGATTGGCGTTAATGAGCGGATGCCGGAAGTGAAAACTACCGATCGCAAGGATTTCTTCATCGCTTGCAGGCGTGCGCACAACCAGAAAACTCACACGCTCAATGCGACATATTTAAATGGATTTCATCTATATGCAGATGAGGGGGCGACCGCGTCATTTACGGGATGGTACAAAAAGATGTTGAATGCGGAATTTGAGGACTATTACGAACCCATTGAAACGGAAGGCGATGTTGTTACGCACTGGATGGAGTTACCGCCTGCCCCAACGCAAGATAAGGCCACCGGATCAAAAGGAGTTGATTTATGAACCACGCAATGACTTGGGTTAAGCTTACAAAATACGTTGACATAACAGGCGACACCGCAGATGCGGTCCGGTCACGCAGAAAAATGGGTAAATGGCTGGACGGCACCCAGTGCAAGATTGTCGACGGATTTTTGTGGGTAAATTTGGCTGAGGCAGAAAAATGGGTGGAGCAATGGGGAACCAAGCAAGCACTCGCGGCATAGAACTGCGAAAAGGAACGGAATCCGAGTCCATTCGAATCCGGTTCATGTACAAGGGAATGGAGTGCCGAGAGTCACTAAAACTTGCGCACACCAAGCAGAACATCAACTACGCGATCCGCCTTCGCGGGGAAATCCTCAATGCTATTGAGCGCGGGAATTTCAATTACGCGGAATATTTTCCCGACTCAACTACGGCTAGCAAATTCGGCCCAGCTCCCGTGAAGGAGACTATCGGCGAGTTACTGCGCGAACAATTGGATATTGCAAAGAAAACACTATCAGCCAGCACACATCGTGGGTATAAGCAGGTTTGTGACTCGCATCTATTCGATCAGTGGGATAAAACCCTATTGCGCGATTTGACGGCACCGGCGATTAGGGCATGGATTGCTGGACTGGATTGCAAAATCAAGACTGTCCGCAACATTCTTACCCCATTGCGGAATGCCTTGGAGCAGGCGGTTAATGACGACCTTATCGAATTTAATCCATTGGAGCGAGTCAAACTATCAAAGATCATGCCACGAGAAGCGCGCAAAACTGACTTTGAAGTTGATCCGTTCGATATGAAGGAAATTAGCGCAATCCTGGCGGCGTGCGTCGGTCAAGAGCGAAACGTGTGGCAGCACGCGTTTGCAACGGGAATGCGAACATCGGAGTTTATCGCACTGGAGTGGCAATCGATTGACTGGGTGAGTTCAAAAATTAGTGTTGATCGCGTCAAAACTCAAGGCATCACCAAGACGGATGCCAAAACCGCAGCGGGTAATCGGAAGATAGATATGCTACGCGGCGCATACGACGCCCTGGTTGCGCAAAAGGAATTCACTCAACTAAAAGGAGGATTGGTATTTGAGGATCCTCGTTATAACGAAGGGTGGGCTGATGACCATGCGCTAGCCAAGCGCTGGCGACGAATCTTAACAAAGGCAGGAGTCAGGTATCGCAATCCGTACCAGACGCGTCATACCTTCGCTAGTACGTTGCTATCCGCAGGAGCAAACCCTTTATACGTCGCAAAGATGATGGGACACCGCGACACCGAGATGATTACCCGAAATTATGGTCGTTGGATTGAGCAGGGAACCGAATCGGAAACGCGGAAACAGCTTTTGGAGTTTTTCGCCCAAATGTCGCCCAAATCAAATGGGATAATCGGCAAAGCGTTATAGGAACAGGCTCGGCGGTGACCGTGACGCGGGTTCGATTCCCGCCGCCTCCACCAATTACGCGTATCACAAAGTCCCAAACTGTTCCAAAGGCCGCTCCCCTCATAGGGAAGCGGCCTTTTTATTGTCTCGTGAGGTATCATAAAGTATCGCCACATCCCGTGATTTCAGACGGTATGTCTGACGGTATCCCACCACCTTACAAGAGACATACCGTCATGCCCCTTACAGACATTGAAATCCGTAATGCTAAAGCAAAGGATAAAGACTACAAGCTTTCTGATGAACGAGGTCTTTATCTTCTTATCAATAAAGCAGGAAAATATTGGCGTTATGACTATCGTTTTTCAGGAAAACGCAAAACGTTTGCGATAGGGGTTTATCCAGACATAACCCTTGCCGTTGCCAGAGTAAAACTTAACGAAGCACGTACCTTAGTCGCAAACGAGATCGATCCTGCGGTAAATAAGCAGGTGCAAAAGGCGGCAACCGTAGCTAGAGCGGCCAACAGTTTTGAAGTGGTGGCCCGCGAATGGTTTGCAAAATTCTCCAAAGAATGGGCGGAGAGTCACAGCAGCAAAATTCTCCGCCGCTTAGAGCGAGACATTTTCCCTTGGATTGGTGGCCGCCCAATTGCGGACATTACACCGCCCGAACTTTTAGCCGTGCTGCGCAGAATTGAAAACCGTGGCGCACTAGAGACAGCGCATCGAGCACATCAAAACTGCAGTCAGGTATTCCGTTACGCAGTAGCGAGCGGACATATGCAACGCGACTTCTCGCCGGACTTACGCGGAGCGATTCCGCCAGCGAAAGAAACTCACCACCCATCAATTACTGACCTCAAGGGGATAGGTGAACTAATGCGGGTCATTCAAAGCTACGGTGGCTCATTTGTTACCCAGTGTGCGCTACGGCTCCTTCCTCTCGTTTTTGTTCGTTCGGCAGAACTACGGAAAGCCGAATGGGTAGAGTTTGATATAGATCGGGCGGAGTGGCGCGTTCCTGCTGAGCGCATGAAAATGAAGGAACAGCATATCGTTCCCCTCTCCTTCCAGGCTGTCGTAATCCTGCGGGAGCTTCACCCACTGACGGGTCACGGGAAATATGTTTTCCCGGGCGCAAGGACAAACGGACGTCCAATGAGTGAGAATACCGTCAACGGTGCGTTACGCCGCTTGGGGTATAGCAAAGAAGAAATGACCGGCCACGGTTTTCGGAGCATGGCATCTACGCATTTAAATGAACAGGGCTGGAATCCAGACGCCATCGAACGCCAACTGGCGCATGGTGAGCGCGATCCCGTGCGCGGGGCTTATAACTTTGCTGAATATTTGGGAGAGAGGCGCAATATGATGCAGTCTTGGGCCGATTTTCTTGACAAACTGGCCAGCGGGGATAAAGTCATGCCAATAGACAACAAAGTTGCTTAGTAAATTGCCCGAGATTATTTTAACGGAATGGGGCGGAGTGTTCAAATCACCACGTCCCAACCAATGAAATCAAAGACTTAGGCCGATCCGACGATCGGCCTTTTCTATTTTAATTATTCTGTACCTTAGTTGCGGCAAGTTTTTTCTCCACAATTATTGACTTTTTTCGTAGTCAGTACGCTACGCTGATCCGCAATTATCCTAACAAACTGTTCATGTCCAGCAGCAACCCCTGCATTCATATCCCTTAAATGCAGAAACGGCCGAATAATTCGAGCAATTTTCCGCGTGACACCGAACAAAATAAGACCAGATATTTTCCTCGTTTATGTTTACTGGTATCAATGTTTCCACACCGAAGGTAGTATTCAAGCGCATGCCGTTTGTACAACTATTGGAAAATATGCGTCGCCTCATGCATCTTTATCTCTAACTCACCAAAGCACCATTGTTATATGTAGGTTCCGCAGCTCAAATTTAATGTGGTTTGACGATAACAACGAGGGATTAAGATGCGAATTTCGCAATATTTTAAGCTCAATAAAGAACAGCCTTATTTAGATTTCGTGGATATTCGATTAGATACGGACCTTGCGGTTTTCGTAGATCCTGGCCGATTAAGAAGTCTCCAAAGTACATGGGCGACAGAGTGTCTTTCCCTCATTCAAGATTATTTCGACACCGTACTTAAAAAAATCAACAATGGGGATGATGAAGGTGCAATCAATCTTCTTAGTTGCCTAAAAGAAAGTAATGACTTCCATTTTGGCTTTTCGAAAGGAAAATCGCGAGGCAATGGAATGGGTGACGGATCGGCTCATGACGTATGGGGAGCTTTGACCAAGAGTAAAGCGAGTATCACGGGCCTTCTCCAAGACCTTGAAGACACATGTTTGCTAATTGATGGAATAGGCCCAGATAGAATTTCAGATGCCGTCTGCAACATTCTGCGTGGCCCCCTAATTCAATACACCCAGGAGGTCTGTAATTATTATGGAATTGAATTAACTCCAGACGTTGCATCTGGTCCTGTTTGGAATCCAGATAAAGAGCTGTGGGAAGAGCGCTTAATTGCCCTGCCTATGACGGAGTATGGACGCGTGATTCTCGTTCCGAAAATAATCGTTCGGCATCAGATCTGGTATGACTCACAGGAATATTACCGCTATTACCTACTCCCGCACATGCAGAGCGAGGAAAAACGCCTTCATACTGCATTAGTCGAGACGCTTAAAGACGGCCGGACACGGGTAACAAAAAAAAGCTTGATGCATAAATACGGCGCCGACAAACTAGCGGTTGTCGAACAGACCCTTAAGCACCCATCAGTCTTAGATAACTACAGAGAGGCGAAGAAAAAACGCTTTCCAAAGCCAATGGATCATGAAACATTGGCAGACATAGAGACTACACCCCCACCCGACTTTGCTTTAAAGCTTAAAAAGCTTTCTGCTGTCCCACCAGGCAGGGATCATGCGACAGTTTATGAAAATTTGATCGAAGAAATCCTGTCCGCCCTCTTTTACCCATGCTTAACTTCGCCAACAAAACAACATAACATCCATGAGGGTAGAAAACGGATTGACCTTACATATGTAAATAGTGCTTCGTCCGGCTTTTTCGCTTGGCTTGCGATGCATTACCCAAGTGGGCATATTTTCATCGAATGCAAAAATTTCAGCTCCGACATTAGTAATCCAGAACTAGACCAGCTTTCAGGGCGGTTCTCTCCTAGCCGTGGTCGAGTTGGGTTATTGCTGTATAGAGAAATCGACAATCGAGAAAAATTTATTCAACGGTGCATTGATACAGCGAAAGATGACCGTGGTTTCATAATCCCGCTAGGAGACACCGATCTAGCAGAATTAATCGGAAATTATCTTGAAAACCCAAAAAGCCAAGCGTTCTCCCATCTCAAGTCTCTTTTTAACCGATTGATAATGTAATTGAGTTAATGAAGCCCTCTACTCTCGTTGCGGAGGCAAGGCGCTTTGTTGTACGTAAGGCTATGCCTATACGTACAGAACAAGAAATTTGATCTTATGCGCCCGTTAGGGCCATTTATCAATTACGTACAGGTAAAATACGGACTGCACTTTAACGGACAATAAGGGTGCCCGCCAAACGATGTATCGGATACTGGCGAACCCAGCTGAAGCGGTAGCCAAAGCTACGGTGTGGTTTCAATAGTGTATCGCACCAGAATTCCCCGATTTCTGGGTTGCAACAAAATTTACGATGGCCATACACCCCCGACTCGTAATTCAGTCGGGTATTCTCGTTGTGTTTCCTTGTTTCCCACGCAACTGAAGAGTATGGTTGCACTTGGATAATGTTGCTAAAATAAAATGACTATTAAAGAAGCCACTGCCCGCATCAAGATTAACAAACTGCTCGAAGTTGCTGGTTGGCGTTTCTTCACCGATGGCAAATTACCTGCAAACATCCAGCTTGAGCCCAGTGTCACGATCAAAACACAGGACCTTGACGCTCTCGGCGAAGACTTCGAGAAATCATCAAAAGGATTTATTGATTTTCTTCTTCTCAACGAGAAAGGCTTTCCCTTTATAGTCCTGGAGGCAAAGGCTGAATACAAAAGTCCGCTCGTTGGGAAGGAGCAAGCCCGCAAATACGCTCGTTCGCAGAACTGCCGTTTTATCATCCTTTCTAACGGCAACCTGCATTACTTCTGGGATCTGGAGCGCGGCAATCCCTACGTCATCACAACATTCCCGACGCCCACGTCAGTGATCGGCTATCAGAAAACCGTCCCCGATCCTAAGCGTCTTGTTGAAGAGGTGGTTGACGACGACTATGTTGTTCTCACACAGCGACCCAGCTATGCTGCCGAGGCCTCTTGGAAGAATAAGGCCGAACGCCCTGAATTCATCGACGCGAACAGTCTGCGTTTCCTCCGCCCCTATCAAAAGAAAGCCATATACGCCCTGCAAAGTGCCGTCAAAGATGGCAAAGACCGCTTCCTATTCGAGATGGCCACCGGTACCGGCAAGACACTCACGTCTGCCGCCGTAGTCAAACTTTTTTTGCGCACGGGTAATGCTAGGCGCGTGCTTTTTCTGGTGGATCGTTTAGAACTTGAAGACCAAGCTAAAAAAGCTTTCAGCAAGGTGCTCGCCAACGATTACAAAACCGTCATCTACAAAGAAAACCGTGATGATTGGCGACGCGCTGAAATTGTTGTCACCACCGTCCAGTCACTACTTTTTAACAACAAGTACCAGCAGCTCTTCTCGCCTACCGACTTCGACCTCGTCATCTCAGACGAGGCCCACCGCTCCATTGGCGGCAATGCCCGCGCCGTTTTCGACTACTTTATCGGGTACAAACTCGGCCTTACCGCCACACCGAGCGACTACCTCAAAAAGTTTGAGAAAGCGAAACCTACCACCAAGGACCCACGCGAATTCGAACGCCGTTTGTTGCTCGACACTTACCGCACCTTCGGCTGCGATGATGGCCAGCCCACATTCCGTTATTCCCTGCTCGATGGCGTGAAAGATGGCTTCCTTATCAATCCTACCGTAGTAGATGCCCGCAGCGAGATCACCACACAGCTTCTCTCGGAAAATGGGTTTATCGTTGAATTCAAAGACGATCAGGGCGAAGATCAGAAAGAGACTTTCAAGCAGCGCGAATTCGAGAAACGCTTCTTTTCCGACGCCACCAACCAGCTTTTCTGTAAAACATTTCTGGCGCATGCGCACCGCGACCCCATCAGCGGCGAGATTGGTAAATCCATCATCTTTGCCGTTAGTCAAAATCACGCCGCCAAACTTGCGCAGATTCTGAACCTGATGGCGGACATGATGTTCCCAGGCAAATACCAGTCTGATTTTGCCGTGCAAGTCACCTCGCAGATTACCGACGCCCAGCAGTTCACCATCAACTTCACCAATAACAACCTGCTCGGATCAGCCAATTTTCTGCCAAGCTACAAAACCAGCAAAGCTCGCATCTGCATTACCGTCGGCATGATGACGACGGGCTACGATTGCCCCGACCTGCTCAACCTTGGCCTGTTCCGGCCGATCTTTTCGCCCACCGATTTCATCCAGATCAAAGGGCGCGGCACCCGCAAACACAATTTCCTCGAACAGCTATTCGATAACGACCTCAAGGAAATTGTCAAGAAACCGTGCAAAACCTCTTACAAACTGTTCGATTTTTTTGCCAATTGCGAATTCTTCGAAGAAGAGTTCAACTACGACGAGATTCTCAAACTACCTAAACCAAAAGGGCAAGGCAGCGAAGATGCGGGGGGTGGCGCGGGACCAGTGGCCTATGGTGAAAGCTACGAGCACTTAGGCGCAGATTTTATCTCATCCATTCAACAAGAGACCATCGGCTATGAGGGCATGAAGATCGACCGCATGTTCTACGAGAAATTCGAGGACACCATGCGCGAGAATGCGACCATCGTTGAGGCCGTCGAGGCAGGCCAGTGGGACCGTGTTATTGATTACGTCAACCGCGAAGTGTTTGACAAGCCTAACGAATTCTATACCCTCGATAAGCTCCGTAAAGCCGCTGCCGTGGATCGTCGCCTCGGCCTGCGCGAAATTCTCGAAAAAATCTTCGGCCTGATCCCGCGCTTCAAATCCAAGGATGAACTGCTTGAAGAAGAATTCTCGAAATTCGTCGCCGACTACAAACCGGAAGAAGCTGAGGCTATTCCGGCGCTCAAGAATTACTTCAAGGCCTACGTCACCAGCGACCAGATTCGCCACATCATCGAGACTAAACAATACACCGATCTCGCCACCAATCCGATCTTCTCGACCCGTGACCTCAGGGCCGTGCCAGAGCAATACCGCACACTCATACCCAATTACATCAAGGACTACGTATCCTTGAACCAATTTGCTGCATAAAGGATTTTCATGCTGGACTCCGTTACCAAACGCCGTATCGACACCGCCCGCGACATCCTCGTCGGTAAGGTCCCTGACCCAAAATCCCAAGTCGAGCAAATCACCATCGCCCTCATCTACAAATTCATGGATGATATGGACGCCGAAGCCGAAGAGCTGGGCGGCAAGCGTAAATTCTTCACCGGCGACTTTACCCGCTACGGCTGGGCCAAGCTGATGAGCGCAGGCATTGGCGGCCACGAATTGATCGGCCTCTACGGTGAAGGCATCACCACCATGCCGCAGAACCCCGGTATCCCCCTGCTGTTTCGCGATATTTTCAAAAACGCTTATCTACCGTATCGCGACCCCGAGACGCTCAAGAGTTTTCTTAAAATTATCGATGAATTTAGCTACGACCACTCCGAGCGACTCGGCGACGCCTTCGAATACTTGCTATCCGTCCTCGGCTCGCAAGGCGATGCGGGTCAGTTCCGCACCCCGCGCCACATCATTGATTTCATCGTTGAGGTGATGGCACCAAAAAAAGGCGAGATGATTCTTGACCCCGCTTGTGGCACGGCGGGTTTCCTCATCTCCGCTTACAAATACATTTTGCGTACGAATATCGACGCCAAAAATACCAGCACGCTCACCCCTGACGAAAAAGGCCGCATCGCCAAAAACTTTCAGGGCTACGACATCTCGCCCGACATGGTACGCCTATCGCTGGTGAACCTTTACTTGCACGGGTTCTCAGATCCGCACATCGTCGAATACGACACACTCACATCCGAAGAACGCTGGAACGAATCCGCTGACGTCATTCTTGCGAATCCGCCCTTCATGTCGCCGAAAGGCGGCATCAAGCCGCATAAACGCTTTTCCATTCAGGCCAAGCGCAGTGAAGTGCTGTTTGTGGATTACATCGCCGAGCACCTCACGCCTACTGGTCGTGCTGGCATCATTGTTCCCGAAGGCATCATCTTTCAGAGCCAGAACGCTTACAAAGAACTGCGGAAAATGCTGGTCGAAAATTCGCTCGTCGCCGTAGTTTCGCTCCCAGCGGGCGTGTTTCAGCCTTACTCTGGCGTCAAAACTTCCATCCTAATCCTCGATAAATCCCTCGCCAAACAAAGCCACAGCGTTGCCTTTTTCAAAATCGAAAACGACGGCTTCGGTCTTGGTGCACAACGCCGCGCGAATGGAGGAGAACAACTTACGCAGGTAAAAATTGAACTGGCCGAATACCTGCAAGCGCTCCGCAGGCAACAAGCCACCGACAAGCTTCAGCCCACGCTCGGACTGATTGTGGCGAAGGAAAAAATCGCCGCGAACGGCGACTACAACCTCAGCGGGGAGCGGTATCGGGAGATTGGGGTAAGCTCATCCAAATTTCCCAAACTACGCTTAGGCGACGTCTGCACATTGAATCCACTCAAGAGCGAACTTAGGGACTTGGGCGGTGAAACTTCCGTCTCCTTTGTGCCCATGGCAGACTTGAACGAGCATAGAATTTCATTCCGGCCCAGTGAAGAGAAAAGGCTGTCGGAAGTTTCGAACAGCTACACCTACTTCAAAGACAATGACGTGTTGCTGGCAAAAGTGACGCCCTGCTTCGAGAACGGCAAAGCGGGTATCGCGCGAAATCTCGTCAATGGAATCGGGTTCGGTTCAAGCGAGTATTACGTACTGCGGACCGAAGGGCTTGCACTCCCTGAATGGATCTACTTTTGTGTTACCCATCCAATCTTCCGAGATAGCGCGATTGCCCAGATGACTGGCACCGGAGGTTTACAACGCGTACCGCGTAGCTATGTGGAGAACTTCGAAATCCCTCTCCCGCCGCTGGAGGTGCAGAAGGAGATCGTGGCGGAGATCGAGGGCTACCAGAAAGTCATCAATGGCGCCCGCACCGTCCTCGACCACTACCGCCCCCACATCCCCATCCACCTTGACTGGCCGGTCTTCGAACTCAGCGAAGTGTCGACCAAAATCACCGACGGCGCGCATTTCACCCCAACTTACACTGAGTCTGGCGTTCCGTTTCTGCGTGTTACCGACATCACTGGAAGCAACACGTCGAAAAAGTTTATTCCGCAGGACGAGCATAACGAACTCATCAAGCGCTGCCGTCCAGAGAAGGGAGATGTTCTTTACTCAAAGAACGGCACCATCGGCATTGCAAAGCTCATCGATTGGGATTGGGAGTTCAGCATATTCGTGAGCCTCGCTCTAATTAAGCCCAAGAGAGAGTTGCTGGACCCGCATTATTTGGCGTGCTTTTTGAATTCCGACACGGCATATGCTCAGGCGACTGCCCGCTCCAAGTCAGGCACGGTTACGAACCTCCATCTCGTCGATATTAAAACGATCAAAATCCCCCTCCCACCCCTCGCCACGCAGCAAGCCATCGTCGCCGAGATCGAAGCCGAGCAAGCGCTGGTCGCCGCCAACCGCGAACTGATGATCCGCTTCGAGAAAAAAGTCCAGGCCACCATCGCCCGCGCCTGGGGTGAAGAAGATCTACCTGAAGTGGAGGTCTAGGCTATGGACGAGGCACTCGAATTAGCAGACTATCTCCCCGTGTCGTACAAGACGCAATCCGAGGGCAAGTATATTACTTTTCTCTGGGATGCCTTTCAGAGCAACTACGCGACGGGGAAATACGAATTCTCCAGCCTCGCCTTTCACCTGCTATATATGAGCTTCGTCAGTTTTTCGATCTGGCAAATCCGGTTGGTTCGCGAACAAGATTTCAAGAATGCGCTCGTCGGCTTTCAAAGCGAGTCTGAGAATACGCTCCTCGACGCTGACACGCCGTTCAAATTTTACGAAAAACTGAAGGAATCGCAGATCTTCCGTTTCCTAAAACTAATAGGTTGCGGAAACGAGCAAGTCGGTGAATTCGCGAAATTTGTAAAGCGTCGCAACAAGATCGCACATCCCAGTGGCACTGTCTTCTTCAACGACCAAAAATCGATTGACACCGAAATCAAGGAGATGATGCTAGAAGTGGCCAACATTCAGCGATGTATGCGTCCGATTATTCAAGAAGTGTACGGCCGTTTTTTGATCGGAGGTTCAGACCAAGAAGAACGCGAGTATGCAACCCCAGATCAAGAGATAGAAGCTAACCTGTTCCATCGAAATTACATCTCGCTAAAAGACATCGAAATCTGCATCGACTTTGACATCACCAGTTTACCTACGCATGAACACTCTGAAGCAATACAAGAATTGCACAACACTTTGATCTCAAAATATGAAAACTGTGACTACCAATGAGTATGACGACAAATCACTCAACACGGACATGCTGCGGCACATTGGTTAAGCGTTTATTTGTATATGTGGACGCCTCTTTAGCAAAGCTTCAACAACTTCCTTGAACTGGGCTGGATTAGGAGTCCGCATAATTTGCAAGGGCAAGCCAAGCATTGTGGCAACCCTATTGGCATGGGCGGCCTCAGCTATCGCAAAGGACGCTAAGTCCGCAACGTTCCACGAATGATCGCCCCGTTCTGACAACCGCACCGAGATGACCTCAACATCACACTCAAGCAATAGAACAGCGTCAATTCGCAAACAACGGAATACCTTTTCCGCAATCGGTATATGCACGCCATGTTCGCCACGAAGAACAAAATGCCCATCAAGCAGTAGCGATGGATCACTTTCTTTCAATCTTGAGACTGCTGAAATTAGAGCAGTCTGGTTATCGTCCACTTCGCTAACTTGTTTATCTTTACCCCACGATTGCCCCCCACGCTCTTCTCTTATCAACTGACTCGCTGTCGCATGCCTGATTCCGAGTTGTTTAGCTATGGGGGCGGCAAGATAGGTCTTCCCGACACCATGAATGCCAGCAACGAAAATAATCACTGTTTAGCCTTCCTTATTCGCACTTTCTGTTCGAGTTTTCGTATTTCAGCTGCCGACAAGTAGCGAAACGATTGCGGTGCCGAAAAATTCTCAATGACAGCCTGCGGCTCAATCATTTTCTCGAATTTAACAACGTCATCCAAGAGCACGGCATACCCAGCATCTTTACCGCTGAAATAGTCAAAAAGCTCACGCCTAGTCAGTCCTCCGCCGCGTTGAACACTGTGTTTCCATAGAGTGGACGGTGCCGCTCTCACGACGTCTTGCACATTCACGCGTCCCACAAGGCGGCAAACTGGAGAACTGGCGTAGATAACAATCATTCCCACCTGCTCGGCAGCCCACATACGACGCAATTCGACTGTTTTCGTACCAGCAAGAATTAGCTCAGCGTATTTAGGCTTAATTGAAAGAACTATGGCTCTTCCACCCTGCGGCAGTAAGCACTTTTGAGAATTGGTCATCATGAATGTGTCGAATTGATTGAATTGGTCCTGCTACACCGCATTCCCGCTGAAGTTGAGCATAGCTAACTGGTCGAGATAGATGCTCGACCGAACGGAAGAGAATAACTTTCGTCTGTTTTTTCGCCATTGTTTCTATTTCTTCTTGACTGTAGACCGTCCGGCGGCTGACGAGGCTGGCTATTTCGGCAGGGTCTTGTAGCACCTTAAACTTATCCACGATACCAATTGTGGTTACAGACATCTCGTCATGTGTACGGTAGAACAGTAAGACATCACCAGCGCCGATAGCAGTTGTCTTCGCATGACACAAATAGGCCAGCTTGATCGCGTTGCCTACGCTGTTCGACGGGTTGAACAAGCGGCCTTGATGCGGACTGTAATCAGGAAAAAGCGTTTCGTGATACTCCGGCAAGATGGGAACGATGAATTTCTGTACGTCCGCATCATATCTAAAATGTGGAAAATATCGACGAGCATAGTCGAGCGGCGGCAATCCAGCTGGCTCAGGAGCTGATAGCGGATGAGTCTTCACCATCACTAGATCACCTGAATACGTCCCGCGTTCCTCAAAACCAAAATCTTCTAGTAAACGCAAAAGGTAATCGTGGCGCTCGGCATCGGCATGAATGAACAGATGTTCGCATGCGTTATTGGTGGCATAGCGGAATGCGGCCTTGAGAAATAGCTCTCCGATTTTCCGTCCGCGAACCTTTTCACCAACCTTGAAGGTGCAAAGTTTGAGCGCATCTCCAGTAAGGCACTCTTTCGCATCATTGAGAACCTCACCATTTTGTACGGTATAAATACAAAGTGCCGACAAATTTCCATGTTCGTCCCTGTACACCCACGCTCGCCGGTCGTCGCGCGCCGTACGACGAAACCATTCATCAAACCCGGCGTACCCTTCACGCAAGCTATCAAAGAAATCCGTAGCTAGACTTGGTGTCAGGCTATGCAGCGGTACATCCTCAATATTGGGAAGAACCTCCTGCTTCGGCTCGTGCAGCCCACGGAGCCAGTATTGCGCCATTTGGATCGTATAAACACGATCACTCAATCCTCTTGTTCGCGCCTTACCGTGAATACCCCTGTCCTCAGTAACTAATGCATGCACCGCATCGCATTCAAGGGCATAGAGAATTTCGTTATCGCATGCCTCGTTGGCCGTAGTTTCCGGCGTATTCCAAGGGCATCGTGCAGGGTTATCAAGCTGTGAGTATTGCGCAAGACGATGAAGATTCATTTCGCGCCGCTGCTCATCGGTATCTCGCCGAAAATCCGCAATGGTCGCGGGATGGTAGAGCAACTGATGCCCACCGACTCCGGCTAATCGAACGAAGTCAGTCAGATTCGGCTCAAGAACCTGATAAGAGTCCTGAAGTGGAATTAGAATGTTTGTGTCGAGCAGAAATCGAAGTCGCAGCGCCAA